AGTTGTAGAAGACACAACACCACAACTGGGTGGTGATTTAGATCTTAATTCCAAAGATATCACTGGAACTGGTAATATTAATATTACTGGTAATGCAACAGTAAATGGATACTTGGCTGGTCCTGCTAATTTTGTTATTGACCCAGCAGGTGTTGGAGACAACACTGGTACAGTTGTAATTGCTGGCGATTTGCAAGTTGATGGAACAACTACAACAATTAACAGTACAACATTAGACGTTGATGATCTTAATATTACTGTGGCTAAAGGAGCCGCAGATTCTGCGGCTGCAAACGGAGCTGGGTTAACAGTTGACGGTGCAGGCGCTAATATTACATACACACATGCAACTACTAGTTGGGACTTTAATAAAGATATTATACTATCAGGTGACTTTTTGCCTGATGGTGACGAAACAAGAGATATAGGTAGTTCAACTAAAAAATGGAAAGATTTATATCTAAGTGGAAGTACTATAAAGTTAGGGACAGGAACGCTTAATGCCACAGGAACAGTTATTGGCTCTCCTGGAGGTTTTGATCTTAGTGTTAATGATACTGACGATTTATCAGAAGGAACAACTAATCTTTACTATACGTCTGCAAGAGCGAATGCAGACTTCGATACAAAATTAGCAGGTGCAGACACTGACGATTTATCAGAAGGTTCAACGAATTTATATTTCACTGATGCAAGCGCAAGAGCATCAATATCAGTAACAGATAATGGCGGTGATGGTTCGGTATCATATAATTCATCAACTGGTGTTATTTCTTATACTGGTCCAAGTGCGGCAGAAGTTAGAGCTCATGTAAGTGCAAGTGGTGATTTAACATACACTCAATCAACAGGGGTGTTTAGCGTAACAACATATAAGTCGACTGATTTTAATACTGACTTTGGTAATAAATCAACCGATGACTTATCAGAAGGCGCTACTAACTTATATTACACAGATGCAAGAGTACAAGCAGTATCTATTAATGAAGTTGTAGAAGACACAACACCACAACTGGGTGGTGATTTAGATCTTAATTCCAAAGATATCACTGGAACTGGTAATATTAATATTACTGGTAATGCAACAGTAAATGGATACTTGGCTGGTCCTGCTAATTTTGTTATTGACCCAGCAGGTGTTGGAGACAACACTGGTACAGTTGTAATTGCTGGCGATTTGCAAGTTGATGGAACAACTACAACAATTAACAGTACAACATTAGACGTTGATGATCTTAATATTACTGTGGCTAAAGGAGCCGCAGATTCTGCGGCTGCAAACGGAGCTGGGTTAACAGTTGACGGTGCAGGCGCTAATATTACATACACACATGCAACTACTAGTTGGGACTTTAATAAAGATATTATACTATCAGGTGACTTTTTGCCTGATGGTGACGAAACAAGAGATATAGGTAGTTCAACTAAAAAATGGAAAGATTTATATCTAAGTGGAAGTACTATAAAGTTAGGGACAGGAACGCTTAATGCCACAGGAACAGTTATTGGCTCTCCTGGAGGTTTTGATCTTAGTGTTAATGATACTGACGATTTATCAGAAGGAACAACTAATCTTTACTATACGTCTGCAAGAGCGAATGCAGACTTCGATACAAAATTAGCAGGTGCAGACACTGACGATTTATCAGAAGGTTCAACGAATTTATATTTCACTGATGCAAGCGCAAGAGCATCAATATCAGTAACAGATAATGGCGGTGATGGTTCGGTATCATATAATTCATCAACTGGTGTTATTTCTTATACTGGTCCAAGTGCGGCAGAAGTTAGAGCTCATGTAAGTGCAAGTGGTGATTTAACATACACTCAATCAACAGGGGTGTTTAGCGTAACAACATATAAGTCGACTGATTTTAATACTGACTTTGGTAATAAATCAACCGATGACTTATCAGAAGGCGCTACTAACTTATATTACACAGATGCAAGAGTACAAGCAGTATCTATTAATGAAGTTGTAGAAGACATAACACCACAACTGGGTGGTGATTTAGATCTTAATTCCAAAGATATCACTGGAACTGGTAATATTAATATTACTGGTAATGCAGTGATTAGTGGATACTTAGCTGGTCCTGCTAATTTTGTTATTGACCCAGCAGGTGTTGGAGATAACACAGGTAAAGTTGTAATAGCAGGAGACTTACAAGTTGACGGAACAACTACAACAATTAACAGCACAACACTTGATGTAGATGATCTTAATATCACAGTAGCAAAAGGATCGGCAAGTGCCGCGGCTGCCAATGGCGCTGGGTTAACAGTTGACGGTGCAAGTGCTACACTTACATATACTAATACAGATGACCGTTGGAACTTAAACAAAGAACTAAATGTATCAAGGGTACACGGTAATGTGACGGGTAACATAACTGGTACTGTATCAGATATTTCAAACCACGACACTGACGCACTAAGCGAAGGTTCAACTAACCTTTACTTCACAGACGCTAGAACATTAGCTAAAATTAATGTATCTAGTATTAATGAACTTAGTGACGTCGACACAGCAACAACCCCTCCAACAAATGGACAAGTTTTAGTATATGATGGAAATACAACTGAATGGGTACCAGGAACAGTGAGTGGCGGCGGCGGTGGTAACAGTTTATTCCAACTTTTAAATCTATAAATGGATAAATATATTAAAGTAAGGAAATTAACTTGGCACAAGCAATGGAAACATTCAAAACTGCTACAATAGCAGGTTCAGGAACAACACTAGTGACAGTTGGTTCTGGTTCACATTTTATACACAGTTGTTATATAGCTAATGTATATGGAAGTGCATTACCAATTACAGTTGAACTAGTTCATGCAGATGCCACTGTTACACATATTGCTCATAATCTTAAAGTTATGGGAGATGAAGTAGTTGATGTAGCAAAAGATAATAAAATCTATATTCAAGATGGTGACGCAATTAAAGTCAAGACTACTAGTGCAAAAACTGACGGATTTACTGTTACCCTTAGCTTATTGAAAGAGGCATTATAATGGCACATTCAGACAGCACCGGTGGAATATACGAAGGAACACAGTACGGTGATAAAACATTTTATGGATTTAAATTAAATCCAGTTAATGGGGATTTAACAGTGGAAATTATCAATGATGGTACAACACCAATTATGATCCCAGATCCAGAAAATATTGGCGGTGACGATTACCGGCAACATTTTTGGAGTGTAGACTCGATTGAGTTTCAATTTAACCATACAACAGGACATTTACAAATGGTATTCCTGGCATAAATATAATAAGTATAAAGTAGGACGCAAAAATGGCAACAATATTAGACCTTGGTAAACTAAGATTTCACTTTGCAGGTGATTGGCAAGTAGCCACAACTTATGAAATTAATGATGTAGTAAAGTATGGTGGTAACGTTTACGTTTACAGTAGCGTGACACGAACAGCTGGAAACCTCCCAACAAACGCAGCATATTGGGCGTTAATGGTAGAAGGTTTTAAATTTAGACAAGTATATGATGGAGCAACACAATATCGTGTTGGTGACGGGGTTGCACATGGTGGTGCAGTATATATTGCTATAGCTGACACACAAGGAAACACCCCTCCAAATGCAACATACTGGAGCCAATTTGCAGATGGTATTCAATGGGAAGGTGTTTACAGTAGCGCAGGCGTTTATCAAAAGAATGATATAGTACAATATGGTGCAAAAACATATATTGCTAAACAAGATACGACAGGAAATTTGCCAACGGCTTCAACATATTGGGATCAGTTTGTTGATGGAATTAGTGCAGCAGGTGTTTATAATAATGCCGTTAATTATGTACCAGGTGACTTAGTAGCCTACGGTGCCAACATTTATCGTTGTACACTAGAAACATCTGGAAATAAACCAACTAATGGCGGATTTTGGGAGCTGTTTAGTACAGGTAATAATTTTAGAGGGTTATGGGGACCGACTACAGATTATTTTGTTGGTGAAACTGTAAGATTTGGTGGAAACGTTTATTCAGCTAGAATTGATAACGTTGGTAAATCTCCAGATACAAATACAACTGAATGGGAACTATTTTCAACTGGTGTAAATTCAAGAGGTGATTGGATAACATCAACAGCCTTTTCAATTAACGATATTGTAGTATACGGAGGTAATACTTATAATTGTTTAATTAGTCACACGTCAGGAGTATTTAATACTGACCTAGCTGCAAATAAATGGGTAAAGTTTAATAGTGGCGTTCGTTATATGGGAGCCTGGACAGCTGGCACAACATATCTTAAAGACGATATTGTTAGTGAAAGTGTCAGTACATATATTGCAGCTAGTGATCACGTAGCAGGTAGTGACTTTTTTGTAGATAGTGGAAATGGACTATGGACTAGTTTTGTTGTTGGCGCTAGTTATGTGCTTCCAAATACAGCAGGTCAAGCTGGTAAGTATTTACAAACACCAGATGGTATAAACTATAGTTGGCAATTCTCTAATGCCAATGATAAAATTTATTATGTAGCAGAAGATTCAACAAGTAGTGCTGATGATGTAAATCATGGACAGGCAATTGACTATGCGTTTGCTAGTTTGAGATATGCCTGTGATTATATCAACGCTGATGTTGCAAACAGAACACCAGCTACTATCTTTGTTAAAGACGGTACATACAACGAACAACTTCCAATTCATATTCCTGTCAACACAACTATTGTTGGTGACGGACAGCGTAACTGTATAATCCAACCAGACACAGTGAATGATGGTGGATTTGGTGCAGGTATTAGTGATGATGGTGTAACACCAAACAATGAAGCTACAATGTTTTTTGTAAACAGTGGAACAATGATAGAAGGCTTACTCCTTAAAGGTTTAACCGGATTTGTTGACAATACACCAAGTGATATTACAGCGTCGACAGTTAAAGGTTGTTACTTTAGAATTGAACCCGGTGCTACATTAGTCAAATCTCCATACATCAAAGAATCAAGTGCGTTCTCAACAGGAGGCGTTGGTGCTATTGTAGATGGATCGGTTGTTGCCGCAGGTACAGCGGGTAGTATGGTGTTTCACACATTTACACAAGTACATAACGGTGGCATAGGATTTTGGATAAAAGACAACGGATTGAGTGAAATTGTTAGTTGCTTTACATACTATAATACTTACGGTTATGCTGCTACTGGCGGCGGTAAAATACGTGCGCTAAACGGTAACAACAGTTACGGCGAATACGGTGCAGTTTCACAAGGTTTTGATACTTCTGAATTTCCACTAAGCGGATATGTTTATGGTGATACAGTTGAGTACACAGTATCAACTCTTAATACAACAGATGGATTTACAGTTGGTGATACAATAACTGGTTCACAGACTGATTCATCACAGTCAATAACTGGAATAAGTATAGCCCAACAGGCAACTGTTACCACAACAGGTGCTCATGGATTTTCTGAAGGTGAAGGATTTGCATTTAGTAGCATTCCTGAAACCGTATGGCAGCCAATTTTAGGTAGCCACGGAACAGCAACTATGTATAACAGAACATGGTATGCAGACGTTGTAGATACAACTAGTTTTAGAATATGTTCAAACCCAGATTTAACTAATTATCTAGATACACGATCACTTGCTGGTTGGGGATTTGTTACAGTGGCAATTCAAGACGCAACACGTAGTAATCCAGTTATTGTAACGGCAGCTAATCACGGATATTCTAATAATCAATTAGTTCAAGCAGTAACAGGTGTTGCAGGTATGACACAACTTAATGGAAATGACTATTATGCAGCCAATGTTACAACTAACACGTTTGAACTTTATAGTGATGCCGGACTTACATCAAGTGTAGACGGAACAGCGTATACAGCTTATACTAGTGGCGGTAGTGCAACAAGAATTCTAAACGGTACTACACTATCGGGAGGAAATGTACTATCAACAAAATATACAGCTAAGGTTGCTAATATACAAACAAATTTAAATCCAGCAACTAAGCATAGACTAGTTATTAATGATATCTATCATGGTTATGCAGGGCAAACATTTAAAGTAACTGTTCAAAATAATGGATTGGGAAACAGATATCTGTTTAATGGGCAAGAAGCACAAGCTATTAAAATGGATACTAAACACAGGATGTACATTTTTGAACAAAATGATACTACTAATATTAGTCATCCACTATATTTTAGTACAACTGCTGACGGTATCCATGCTGGCGGCGCAGAACATACTGTAGCTAAAGATGCGGCAGCTGGACTTGGTAGTGGATCAAGTGTAGAGTACTGGTTAGATGGTATAAATGTAGGCAACTTAGCTGCTTATGATAGTGGGTTTGCTTCCGCAACTGCTAGAGAAGTTAGAGTAATTGGCTCCGTCGCAGATTTATATGCAGTATGTAAAAATCATCCTGGAATGGGTGGAGGAAGAAGATTCACCCCAACAACTGGAACTACATATGATCCAACTACTGGTGTGATGGTATTGGAAATTGGCGCACACAGTTTAGCCTTGGGGTCACATATTATTTTAGATAATGCAAGTTTGACATTTACGTGTGCATATGATGGTAATACAGCACAAATTGCATATCCAAAAGCGAGTAGTGCGGGTGTATTTGAAACTTATATATCAATACTTGAGGTAACAGCTACAACAATTACAGTTAATGTTGGCGTAGCAACTGGAGCGGCGGCAGCTAGTACCCACTCTTTTGTAAGCGCAACAGCAAATGCAGTCAAGCCAATTGGCGCAAGACCAACAATTAAATACGAAACAACAACACAACATAGTACAGCAGATGCGTTTAGAGAGCAAGTACATGGTATGATGACTTATCCGTTTGCTAACAATACAGTCATCACAGCACAAGATGGACAATTTGCGACACTAACGAATCCGGCAGGTACTGACGAGGCAAACCAAGGACAATTTGGATTTGCCATGGTACTAGGTGGCCTTAGTAGTATTCCAGTAGCAGGCGGTAGTTTAGAATTTATTACTGGTCCAGTAATAAATCCAGCAGATAACACAGATATTACCGATGATCAAAATACAGGTGTAGATGCTTTAACTTATATTATCACAAGTGTAAGTAATTATGTTAAAGAATCAAATGATACACAAGGTGGCACAGTTACCGTAACATTGGCAACGGAAAAACAAAATACATCGGCAACATACTATGGACAACGATTCAATATCAGATACAGATATAGTCAAGTACGTTTAACAGGACATGACTTCCTAAGTATTGGTACTGGTACAAAACAAAGCAGTAACTATCCAGGTGTACCAACACAAGATGCAGCACAAGGTAGAGAAGTTACTGAAACATTCCCAGGACGTGTTTACTATGTAAGTACAGACCAAGATGGTAACTTTAGAGTTGGTAGTTACTTTAGAGTTGACCAAGCTACTGGTAGAGCTACATTGGATGCAAGTGCATTTGACCTAGCTGGTTTGACAAGTTTAAGACTTGGTAGTATTGGTGCTCAATTGGGAGAAAGTATTAACGAATTTAGTAGTGATGGGTCGTTGTCAGGTAATAGTAACTTATCAGTCCCGACAGAACAGGCTGTTAAAACTTATGCAGATACTAAAATTGCTAAATCATTATTAACAACACAAGGCGATATTATCGTAAGAGGGGCAACTGCTCCTGAGAGATTGGCAATTGGTGCTGCTGGAAAAGTACTTAAAGTAAATGCTGGGGGAACTGGTTTTGAATACGGCTCAGGCGGCGGCGGTGCTGGATTAACAAACACATTCCTACAAAGTAGCCTTACACTAGATGCATCCGGATTTGTAACTGCAGGAACAGTTGGTTCAATTGCATATACTAATATAGTATATGAAACTGTTGGTAGAGCAGACGCTGGTGCGCTCAAATTTGGTAGCTTTAAACGTGTAAAAAGTTATACTGAAGCTGATTCAGTTGCAGGAAAAACTAACGATGTAACTATTACATACGATAGTACAACTGGTACTGTAACTGAAATTGCAGTTGTTGAGCAATGATAAATAGAATTAGTAAACAAAGGTAAAAGAAAATATGGCAGATGCATTATTATATAACCAGATTATGGAATCAAATAAAACTATGCAACAATGCATTGAAGATACCAACTTGGCAGGCTTACAAGCTGCCTTAGATAATTGTCCATTTTGTACAGAAGGATGGGTGTTACTACCGTATTGTGGTGCTGGAAAAACAGCATCAAATGTACTTGACGTACAACACAGTTCGTGTCCCTATCGATGTGGCGCCGACTGTACCTGGACTGTGCCAGCTGGTACCAATAAAGCTATGTTCCAGATATGGGGAGCAGGAGCAAACACGATGCCTGGGTGTTGTTGCGGTGGATCAGAATATGGAGCAAATGGTGCGTATGCAGTAGCAATTGCTGATGTTTGCCCTGGTGCAACCTATGTACTATGTTCAGCGTGTGCTCAATGTTGTCATCCTGGTAGAGGAGTTGGTGCATGTACCCATTGTGCTTCCACTGTAACTGGAATGGCTGGCACAGATTATGAAGTATGTATGTGTGCATTTGGTGGCTGTAGTGGTGTATTTAGACATATACAAGTACTGTCGGGTGCGAGTTGTTGTAGATTCCAAGCAAAAACCCAAACCGCATCCGGAGCATGTATTTGTAATAGTGGTGGTGATTATTGTTTTGCTAGTAGCTGTGCAACGTGCGGAGAAGTTGAATATTCAGTAGATCCTGATCGACAATTTTATGTAAGTTTAGGTGGAACTCAAGCAACTTCCAATTATGGTGGGTTTGGCAGTGTTTACCCAGTCACGTGTTTCGACACAAACCATTATGGATATAAAATAAGACCGCCAGGAATAAAACACGATCATACTCAGCTAACTGGAACTTGTGATTGTTGTTCTACGTTTTCTAGTGGGCAATGCTGCGGCGGTATTAATTGCGGTGCTTATTGTAATACCTGCCAGTGTGAACACTGGGGTCAAGGAGCCACGTATGCCCATCATATGGGTGGAGCGAACTCAAATTGCGGTGGACAGCCACACCCAGGACATGTAAAAGTGTCATGGTGGTCACAGTGATGAATAAGATAAATAATTACGAAGGTAAAAAAATATGGCAAATATAACAAAAGAATTCACAGTTAATGTTCAAGATGAGCTCTGGTTAAACAAATGGACAGATGACCCAGTTAACACAGCTACGTATACGTATACTGGTACTGATACTGTATGGGCAGCAATTCATGGGGATAATTTAATGGGATTTGATACTGAAAAAGAAATTCCGCAAGATGAACATCCACAGTGTACTATTGTCGAAATTGACTGTAATACTAGGCCTGAAATTGGGCAATGGATGAAAACGTTAGCTGAAGATTTTGAATATACGTATGAAGATGAAATACAAGCAGATGGTAGTGTTTATAAAAAAATAACCAATCCTAGACTAAGAGATTGGAAAGATTTAGTAGTTAATTCTGATGGAACAGATGTTGAATTAGTTCCATTATATAAACTTGAGAAAACTACACATGAACTAATACTTGATAAAAGACTACGGTATGTTGAAAAATATGAAAATACATATGATTTAGATGATGATACTAAAGCGTTGATTGCTGCTTTTAAAACAGCCGCTAGTGATTATACTACGGCTAATGCTAGTGTATTACCATGGAAATATATTACTGTAGCAGAAGGTAACCTACCAAAATTACCAATGGCTGTAGTAAATCTATTAAAAACATTACCAGATCCAGATACTGTGTTATAATAATCTAAAGGAAACAAAATGAGTGACGTTTTACTATATGCCGCACTAAAAGAAAATGCAAGACTACTTACACTAATGCCAGCTGCTGGATCAGGTACAACTCCAACATTGGAACAATATTGTGGAGAGAAAAGCCAATCAGGTGATTGGTGTAAGTCGCGGGCCAGTGGCAGTGGCAGTAACGATGACTTTAGTGGATCTACCGCTGCTTTAAAAGCAGAATGGGCAGCCACAATTGGAACAGTCACAGGAAGTCAAGCAAACGGTTTTAAAGTATGCGATACCAGTAGTTACTTTAGATGTGGACAGAGCTGTACTTGGTGTGTACCACCAGGTGTAAGTAGAGCTAGATTCCAAAGTTGGGGTCCTGGATCAGGAACAGGCAGTAATTGTTGCTGTGGAGGAGCACCGTTTGGTGCTAGTGGTGCTTATAGTGTGGTAGAATTAGATGTGACTCCAGGACATTGTTGGTGTTTGTGTGCCGGGTGTGCTTATTGTTGTTTTGCTTATCAAACTAGCCACGGTGGATGTGGAGGTAGTACTTGTATTTGTAGTGGTAATGCTAACGTTTGTATTACTACCTGTAGTGGTGATACCAATGGTTGTTTCTGCAAATGGAATTGTGTTGCTGCGGTAAACAATCTCCAAGCTAATAGCACCTTTCAGATGCCAGGTTGTCAATCTGATAAGTGTGGTCCTGAAAATTGTAGTGGTTGGAATTTTTGTTGGGATAGTGGTAATGATAGTATGTGTATTGACTTCTTATATGATTGTCAGAGAACATGGGCGTATACTCCTAGTGTCCTAACCACATACAATGGTACAGCATACGGTATACCATCAATGTTCCCAATGATGCAAGTATCGCAAAACAACTTAACCAACGCCCAAACTTATACCTGCCCAGCACCAGTATTTGGATATGAAGATTGTAGTTGCGCTATGACTTATTGGCAACAAGGTACAAGTTGTTTTGGATGTAATTTCACTGGGTGTAATAATAGACAAATTCCAGGATCAGGCGGAGCCGCTGGTACAGTTGGTGGCGGTTGTAATTCTTGTGGTGGAGACAGTGGTCGAATGGGTATGATCTGTGTTAGTTGGGTTTGCTCTTAAATTTAATAAAAATATCTTGACAATTAATCTAGATTAGCTATAATGTAACTATGCGGTATTTTCTATCTACCGTTTACATTATAATGAAAGAAATACATGAAAAAATCATTTTTTATTAACGGCGGCGCCGGTAGAGTTCTTTGTAGTATTCCTGGTTTAGAATACTACAAAGATAATGTTGCAGACGATGTTGTAATTGTTGCTGAAGCTTGGCAAGAATTATTTTATAGTAGCAAAAAATTACGTAATAATATTTGGCCAGCAAATAGCAAAGGATTATGGGATAAACTAAAACAAACTGAACTTATCAGTCCCGAGCCCTATAGATTGAATGCATATTTTACTCAAAAAGTAAATCTAATTCAAGCATTTGATATACTTATTAATGACCTTGATGATATTCCTGAATCGAAATCATTTAACTTAGAAATTAATAAAGCTGATCAAGTATATGGGCATAATATGATTGCGCAACTTAAACAGCAAACTGGAAAAGAAAAAGCTATAGTATTCCAACCACTAGGATCTGGCGCAAAACGTGATGGTAATTTCTTATATGATAGTAGTGGTCGTAGTTTTGAAGTTAGAGATATTACACGTATTGTTGATGAATTGTCAAAAAATTACGCTGTTATATTAATGACAAATTTAGAAATACCCACAGAAAAACAAATGGGTGCTGTTATGCCAAATGATACAAATTTGTTACAATGGATGGGTATTGTTAATGCATGTGATTATTTCTTAGGATGTGATAGCATGGGACAACATTATGCAAACGCATTAGGAAAACCAGCTACGGTAGTAATAGGGGCAACATATCCTGAAAATATTTCATACCCTGGAAATAAAGATTTTACAATTATTGATAATGGCAAAGAAACTAGAGAATATCAACCATTTAGAGTAACGCATGATTTTGCTATAGAACGTGATAGCGAAGATCTTATGATTTTTGATGATAATGTTATGAAACAAATAATTGATAGCATAGAAGAAAAACTAGGAAAACCAAAATCTAAAGATGCAACTAAATCTAAAAATAAAATAGATAATTTGCCACTAATGCTACAGACTAAGAAAAAATAATGGAGTTAACACAAATATGAAAAAATTAAATAGAGTTAATAATACTGGGTACATTTTAGGTATTAGTAGAGGTCATAACGCAGGCGTATGTCTACTAAAGGATGGTGAAGTAGTATTTTCAGTTGAAGAAGAGCGTCTTAGCAGAGCAAAATATGACGGCTCGCCGCTTGCTGGAATGGTTAAAGTTCTTGATTATACTGATAAAATTGATTATATGTTCGTATCACATACAACAACACTTGGTGCCGCCGGAGACTTGTGTATTGAGTATATGAGTGATGATATTTACTCTGGAATGGCACGTAAACTTGGACTTATTGATTTTCATATACCAACCCCAGAAGAACCTCTAAGTCCACAAGTAATTGATTTAGCAAGTCAACACCACAAAGTTCATGCAGCTTGTGCTTTTTATAGAAGTGGATTTGACGAAGCTGTGGCAGTTGTTGTAGATGGTGCAGGATCAGCTGCAAATGTAAGGTGCAGTTTACCCTTCCAACCAGATGAATCCATTGTTGCTTGGGAAGTTGAAAGTATTATTGGTGTTAAATATCCAGCAGAATTTAAAACTTATTATAAACATTTTGGTACAAGAGAACCTATGCCACATCAGATAGAATACCAATGTCCTAGTGATAGTATAAGTGAAGATGGAAAACACATAGCAGTATTATCTCCAAATGCTGGCATTGTTAAAGCATATGAAGCAGCTACTATCTATAATGGATTTCAAGCAATTGAAGCTGGTAAGACTATGGGATTATTTCCCTATGGCAAACCTAATGACAATATACCTTCTATCTTTTCTACAGATACTACTATTCCAACTGTAAATAGAAATTTAATTATTCCAACCTATCCTAATGCTGCATATGTAAATTATCCAGCTTATTCAGAGCTTGCATTTACCCCAGGGGAACATGAAAAATATCCAGATCTACAAAACCGAAAAGACTTATCATATGCTATACAAACAGAAACACAAGAACAAGTTTTAAATTTAATTAAAAGTGCAGTAGAATTTTCTGGACAAAAGAACGTTGTTCTTAGTGGTGGATATGGACTAAACTGTGTTGCAAATTATCACTATTTGGATAAATTGAGTGAAGAAGGTATTAATTTATATGTAGAGCCATGCAGTAATGATGGTGGTACTGCGATTGGCGCAGCACTTTGGGGGTATTATGAAATGTCTCGATCAGAAGAGAAACATAACCCAGAGATTTATTTGGGACCAAAATATGATTATACTCAACAATATATTGAAACATTAGCAGAAAAATATGATTGTACAACTAGTGATGCTACACATGATGACATAGTGGAACTTATAACTAGTAAAAATATTGTATCATTGTTTCAAGGACGTAGTGAAAATGGACCACGTGCATTAGGTAACAGAAGTTTAATGTATGATCCCACAGATCCAGATGGAAAAGATTTTGTAAACAGTGTAAAACACAGAGAATATTTCCGTCCATTTGCAGGTAGTATCTTAGAAGAAGACGTGCATGAATGGTTTGATTTGCGTGGTATGGAAAGTTCTCCAACTATGATGTATGCTGTAAATTGTCAGCCCGGTATTGAAGAAAAGATTCCAGCTATTATTCACATAGATGGCACTTGTCGTATTCAAACAGTTAACAGGGATCAAAATCCGCATTACTATGATATTATTAANGCGTTTAAAGAAAAAACAGGGTGTCCTATTATCTTTAACACTAGTTTCAATCTAGGTGGAGAACCATTAGTTGAAACATTAGAAGATGCATTGAAAACTGTATCTAATAGTGATGTTGAGTACTTGTATTTGCCAGAGTTTGGAAAATTAATCTTTAAAGGAAATTGGACACCAGTCTAAATGTCAATAACACTAGATCAACTAAAGATAATACAATTATCTAACAATATTATACACGATATAGTAGGCAATTTTATGAATAGTACTGTGGGGTTATAAATGAGCAATAATTTTTGGTCATCCTTTTATAATACAAAATGGGCAATCGAAACCACATATCCACAGTGGCAAACCACACTAGAAAATTGGAATCAAGCAACTAGGTCTGTTGAAGCGGACCTAGTTGCTAGTAATGTTGCACAGCAAACCTATTTTGAAGATGATGAAGGTATAGAACTAACTAATGATATTAGAGATTATGTAAACACCCATTTATCTACACATAGTGCTCCATTTAAATTAGGAGAAAGATTGCGAGCTTGGAATATTGAATATATGGAGAATGGTTGGCAAGCAATACATAACCATGGTCCGGCAGGCAAGTCGGTGTCAGTAGTTCTGTGTGTAGAGGGCGAAGTCGGATCAGGAATATTTTATTTTATACTGCCAGAACCAGACGGATCTATAAATGTTAAAACAATTGAACAATTGCCTGGAACACTAATTGTCTTAGACGGTGATGTTTGGCATGGTGCGTATCCATGCACTACAAATAAGAAGGTATTTGTGTTTGACTTTGAACTCGACAACCTCAGTTAATATAGGGAATTATACTGTATTCAGCAGCGATGATACTGATGGATATGGATACTTAACAGTACAGGATGCAAATAGTTGCTTTCATCATTTTTCGCAAGGACGACAATTTTATAATGCGTTAGAATGGTGCTGTGGACCAGGCTACTTTGGATTAGCTGCATTACAAACTGGATTAACAACACACATTAGTTTTAGTGATATCAGTAGAGATGCACAACAAGTAATAACAAAAACAATTAAACAAAATAACTTACCTTGCAAATTTTATCTGTCTGATAATTTTAAACGCATACCTAAGCAAAAGTTTGATCTTATAATAGCAAATCCTCCTCATTTTAATTTTACTGTGCCACCCTGGCGAGATGACTTGACAGTAGCTGAACATGAACCGAGAAAAATGCAGGATTTAGATTGGAAAATACATCAAGACTTTTTTGATACCGTCAATGATTATTTAACAGATGATGGTAAAATAATGCTTATGGAAAATGTAACAGGAAGCAATCCAGACACATTTAGTGATATGTTAGCAAATAATAATCTACATATAACTAATTTTAGTAACAGTATAGAACACAAAGATACTGTATACTATATTGAGATATCTAAATATGCCAGTTGACTTTGAAGAATTCAAAAGTTTATTCGATGATACTTGGGATATGGCATATCTTTCACGTGAAGATACGTTTCAAGCTAGTAGTTCACCAGTAAAAGGCAAGTACCATATATTTGGCAGAGACTTCACAAACGGTATTCATTTTCCTGATATTACACATGGCATTGTTATGTGCAAATTTGGAGAAAGTTGGGACTATAGTTTTTACGACGAAATTATAAACACAATTAAAAAAAGCAAAATTATGAGTTGGTACCCAATGTATACAAACTATAAAGAAGCGGCTATACTAAGCGGACTTGGAGTAAGGGCAAGAAATACATTAGTATACAGTTACAAATTTGGTTTTGATTGTCATTTTGCAATGGTAGGGTTCAAAACAGAAATTACAAATATACCTGATAAGGGTAAAAAAATTCAATACAATATGTGGAAGAAATGTACAGATTGTTATGATTGTATAAATGCTTGCCCAGCTAGTGCTATTCACTTTAATGAAAAGAATGGTAAAGCATGGATAGATGGTGGTGCATGTGAAAATTTTATTTTCTTTGGCACTACTCCAGAAGGCAAATACGACAGCAAGAAGATACCAAGTGTAATAAGTTACTGGCATAAAAATTGCCATCCTGAAGTTGATCAAAAAGTTGTGGACAGTGTAAAGACTGTTGGTCATATGCACAAAGTAAATAACATGCAATGGGATGCAAATGGATATGCATATGACGGAAACAACACTACAAAAGATGGTGTAAACATTAGATTACCGCATTGTAGAGAATGTACTGCACAACCTAGATGTAGCAAATATGAAGGAAAGTTTCCTTATGATTCTATCGTGTAATTAAATTGAGATATCTAAATTGTAGTCCAAACAATCTTGCTTACAAGTAAATAAATTTTTCTTAAATTCAGTGCTAAGATCTATTAGTTCATTAGTATTGAAAAATCTAGTAATTTTATCTGACAATACATCGTGATTGCATTCACTTAAATGACTTAGTCTCCTATCCCAACCTTCCCATGTTGCAAATAATTTTCTATCATAACCATCAATAAACTCGCCTTCATCAGCTTTTACCAATGGTATGTCATTTGAAGTATGATGCAATGTTGTAGCATCAAATCCTGGTATTAAACAATATTGGTAAGGTTCTAATACTGAGCGTATCCATGTTAAAAATTGTTCGTAATAAATTTTACTTAAAAACTCATGCTGTTCATTAAATTCTTGCTTGTAAAGATCAATTGCACGATAAGAATCTCGCGGCATATGTTCATGTAAGTTAACAATATATAAATTGGATAACGTTGGTTTATCTTTAATAAACCAGCGTCTATGCATACCAGTTGTAACAATAACAATAAAATCATCCTTATTAATATTATTAATGTTTTGCATTATCTGATGTGAAATCCATTCATTACTTACCCCTGGTAATGCAGCACCAGACAATCCTGACACCCCAAGTTTTTTTCCAAGCTGATAAACCCAATGCCACTCTGGATAATGCTCTGTATCATAACATCTATTCACTGGAGAAACAAAACTATCCCCAAACGTCCATAGCTTACTCATGTTTGACTATCACCTTTGATAATTCGATAGTTGTCTTCTACGCTATCTGGAGTACTAACTTCAATAATAATACTATTATCTTGCATTGCAATTAACTGATGCGGTAATAGTGGTTCGTTACGCCATGTTTCTCCCTTTGTTAAAACATGTGTTTCCATTTCAGCAGTATCAGTATCTATAATATGTAGCGTAAAACTACCATTAAGTACATACCAACTTTCGTCTTTTTCTTTATGAAAATGCATACTAAACTTAGCACCCTTTTTGTCAAAGAACATTATTTTGCCACAGTATTTGTCATTAGTGGCAAAAATTAATTCTCGACCCCATCCTTTATCTTGCTGGCCTTTAAGTTGTGTCATTATTAATCCTTTGTATTGTATTTGTTGTGCTATAATCATCCACAGTTGGTAGTATCACAATTTTTGCAAGTTGGTTACCTACAACTGTGTCTACTGTATAGTCGCCGCCTTTGGTAATTATGTCTGGCTGTACACGTTGTATTAATTCCAGTGGCGTATCCTCGTCAAACAGTATTACTTCATCAACAAAGTCTAAACTTTCCAGCAGAACTTTTCTGTCACTTTCATTATTAACAGGTCTAGATTCACCTTTAAGACGACGAACACTTTGATCTGTATTAACCCCTACTACTAGCCAGTCTCCCAATTGTTTACTAGCCTTGAGCATTTCAATATGTCCTCGATGTACAATGTCAAAGCAACCATTGGTAAACACTTTAGTACGTTCTACATCCTGTTTAGTTAAAACATATGTACCAGTGTGCTTAACACTTTGTGTACTTGCACTAACAGCTATCTCTAAACATTTTTTATGACTGTAACCTTTAGTAAGTGCATACACAAACGCAGCTAGAAAACAATCTCCAGCGCCAGTAACATCTGATACTTCGACTTGTTCTACAGGAATAGTATATTCGATATTTTCTATTGTAGCACTCACGCTGTGACCTGCGTCTGTGGTGATAATATTACCCTGCCATTCGTCAAATTCAAACTTAGTATATTCGCTGTTGTTAGGCTTTACTAACCAAGCGCCTTCATAGTCGTGTGCATATCGTTTTGGATCTACAATTACTTTAGGACCTTGGCTGTTTATATGTGCAATAATTTGTTTTGCATTGTCTAATACACCTTTGTCGTAATCACTTAGTATAACATAATCCCATTGAGAGAAGTCACTACGCAATACATTTGCTAATACTGCATTTGAATCTGCATCTTTATCATCATCTATACGTGTAATATAATGCCCGTCACATATTATTCTAGTCTTAACACTACGTGGCTGTTCTGTTTGAAGTAGTGTTGCATCTACGCCTAGACTTTTTAGGTTTTCATACACAAGTCCTGCACCGCCTAGTGATTCTTTTTCTTCTTGAAAAGTCACAACAGGCACAGGTGCTTCTGGACTAATTCTTGTACTAGTACCATAGATATATTTGTCGACGATTACATCGCCAAACACTAATACTTTCATAAATTATCCTCGATATATTCTTCTGGTGTTAAAAACTGATATGGTACTCGTAAATCCTCCCAAATATAATCTAGCAAATGTCCTAGTTTTTCATTATCACTACATGTATACATTTGATATATATTTTTAAGGCTGTCTGGCATTTCGATATATTCTATTTCTGCATTATACTTATTAGCCAATAACTCTCCCCATTGCTGAAAACTAAACACTTTCCCAGTTCCTAAATTACTAATAAAGTTATTATCTGTGCGTTCATGCACATCATACATTATACTCACTACATCGTCAATACAGATGAAGTCGCGAAATACATCTTTACTATTAGTAAATAGTTTAATAACTCCTGTAGTTTTTGCTTGATGTGTAAAGTTAGTGTATGGACTAGCTTGTTGAACTTTAATTTTATGTGATTCTCTGTCACCATAAACATTAAAGAATCTCCAACTCTGACGCTTTCCTTTTTGTGAGGAACGGATCATATTATCACACATCATTTTAGTAGCAGCATACATATTTTTAGGTGATTCATTATTAGGATGCTCTGAAGTATCAGTATTGTCTCCATACACACTAGCACTACTAGCAAAAACTACATCATTAAATTTACTCAATAGCTTTCTAGTATATACCACATTGGAATTGTAAATGCTTTCCCAGTCGTCACTGCTAGTTTTACTATTAGCACCTAAATGCCACAATGTACAATCATCCAATTGTTGTGTTAATAATTCACTAGGACTTATAAAATCAATGAACTGGAGCCCTTGGAGATTTTTTACTTTTTCACTGTTTAATGTATCAACACATAAAATATCATTATGTCCCATACGGTTTAAATGTTGTACCATATTACTACCAATAAATCCACTGGCACCTGTAACAATATGCATATTAGAACTCCTTTTACCATATTATAACATAAAATCAGGCCAAGTCAATTAAAACTAAATATAACAAAAGAAACGGTGCTAAATGATACCCATAAAAACCTTCCAAAATAAAATTGATCAACTAAAGCAGTCTGGAAATTATCGCATTTTTAATGACATATTAAGAGAAAGTGGTGATTATCCTAATGCTATTTGGTATGGACCATATAATATTAAAAATATTGTAAACTGGTGTAGTAATGATTATTTAGGTATGGGACAACATAAAGTAGTAAGTGATGCGATGCATACAGCTCTTAGTCAAACAGGTGCTGGAAGTGGCGGCACACGTAATATAAGCGGTACCACACATTATCATGTTGCACTTGAACATGAAATTGCTAGTCTACATAAAAAGAACAGTGCATTACTGTATACTAGTGCATATGTCGCAAATGAATGGAGCCTAATAGCACTTAGTAAAATTGTAGAAAATATTGAGTTTATAAGTGATAGTAAAAATCACGCTAGTTTAATAGCTGGTATAAGACATAGTGGTTCCCCAAAACATATTTTCCAACATAATAATATACAGGAATTAGAGGATATTTTAAAATCAATAAAAGGTACCCCTTGCATTGTATTTGAAAGTGTGTATAGTATGGATGGGTATGTAAGTGAAATTGAAGCTATTTTAGATTTAGCAGACAAATACAATGCAATAACATATATTGACGAAGTGCATGCTGTAGGTTTATACGGAGCACAAGGTGCAGGATATCTAGAAAAACTAGGACTACAAGACAGAGTTGATTTTGTTAATGGAACATTAGGAAAAGCATTTGGTTGCCAAGGCGGTTATATTGCAGGAGACGGTGTTGCTATAGATGCGATACGTAGTGTAGCAAGTGGATTTATTTTCACCACTAGTATAAGTCCTGTAATCTGTGCTGGTGCATTAGCAGCCATAAAATACTTGCGTAGCGAAAACGGTATAGAATTACGAAACAAACATCAAGAAATAGTTAAAAAATTAAAAATAGCATTACATAATAATGGAATCGAGGTATTAGAAAATAACACACACATTGTACCAGTTATGATTAATGATCCAATAAAGTGCAAGTCAATAAGTGATAAATTAATAGAAAATCATAATATATATGCGCAAGCAATTAATTATCCTACAGTGGACATGGGCACAGAAAGATTGCGGTTTGCACCAACTCCGTTTCATACAGATGCAATGATAAATGATTTAGCTGATAAACTTAAAGGTATAATATATGAGTGAAATTTGGGATAGAATGATAGAGTGTGAGCAACAAATAATAAAAAAATGTGCAACGTTGGGTGAGGAAACATTTGATGACCCTGAGTTTGATTGGCTTAACAGGGTTTTTAAAGGCGACCATTTTAGAAGAGCTCATATAGATAGTGTAGATGCAAGAGATACAAAAGGGTTGTATATGACTCATATCTGTGTTTTTCCTAATTTTAATAATACGGCACCGATATATGGATTTGATATAATTTGTGGTAAAAATAAAGTAACAGGAGCATTTCATGACTACAGCCCTAGCTGGCCAATGTCACATCCAATGATAGATTTATTTGCAGAATCTACTAAAAATTTAGAATGGAAAAAGGAAAGAGCACTGCCTCCTTGGGCAGAAGCTATATTTACACCACATATGGTAGCAGTTAGTAATGTTAAAACTATACAAGAAATGGACCAAGTTGTCACAATGGCATTAGATAATCTAGACATGTATTTTACACATCTACCTAAATACACTAATATTAAAAATGATGCAGATCAAATAAAACGTAGACAAAATAGATATTGTCATTATCAAAAACAAAATCCACATACGCCTAAAGTTATGGAATCACTTGGTCTTGATGCATCTGACGTTAAACATTTTATTGAAGATTGTTTATTTCCAGAAGTTTAAAAACTGTCTAACCAATTTGGTAAGTCTAGTTTATCCTTTTGGCGATTATATATTGTTGTAATTTTCTCAACCATATCAGGTTGTTCTAATACAGCTCTAGCACCACGATGTAATGGCTTAGGCCAAGCATGTATACCTACCCATGCATACCCACTACTTTCACCATTGCATACAGGAATAAACTCTTCAAATACTGTAATGCAGAATGTATTATATGTAAATTTTTTATCATCACTAAGAAAAGTATGTAATGGATATACTTTTTCAATATCAGGAAGTATTCCCATTTCTTCGTTACATTCCCTTAATAATGTTTCAATAGGACGTTCTTTCTTTTCAGACTTTCCTCCCCAGAAACTCCAAGTTAACGGATGACTGCTAGTCTTACTTCTTTGTTGTAGCATTATTCTTCCGGTATCAAGGGCCAAGAAGCAACACCCACTTGCACTTATCATTACATATATATTCGCCAGAAGCCAGGATTGTATGTTCCTTCAAACGCATTAACCCATTCTGATCCATTCCATTTAAGTTTATCGCCAGTTGTAGTATTTGTTATATGTTGTACTGTTGTACCATTTAGACTAGCATCAAATACAACACTCCAATTACTTCCATTGTACTGTATAATATCATGTTTCGTTGCTATAATGCCGCCCCAACCACTTCCTCCAGCTACATCAGATGTTAACAAATATCTATCATTGTCAGCTGCGGCGGTTAACGTTCCATCACCAGGAAAGTTAGCTTGTGGATTAATTACGGCATCTACAATACCTTGTGTGTTAGCTGGTAGTGTATCGATGTCTAATGTAATGTTAAGTAGATTTGAATTTCCAGTATTAACAACAATATTACCAATTATATCATCAGCAGTATTAGATGGGTCAGTAGTTTGTTTTAATCTAATTTGGCTTATACTATCTCTGAATTCACCATATGGTTTAAAAATTGATACCCAATTTAATATCTGTGCATTATTGTCTGTTGCACTAGTGTCTCTGTTCAATAACTGAGCTGTGGCATTTCCTGCATTGTCAACTAAAAATTTCATTTTATAATTGTCTAGAGTTATAATTTTATAACTAGTAAACAATGGTGAATAACTCCCGCCTGCTCTAATAGAATCTAAATCACTACTAGTAACATCTTCAATATTATCAATAATGGTATGTATAACTGTATTTTTTAAAACTTTAGCTGGAGGATTAATTAAAATAGGTAGTTGAAATGTTAGTGTACTAATATCAATAATATCATCAATGCCACTTGGTATAGTTCTCATGCTCCACGTACTACTGATTAATTCAACGTAACTTAAACTACTCCAATCTAATGGATTATCAGACGTGTGTATATTAAGTGTTGGATTAAATAATACAAGTATTTGTTCTAATATTTGTAGCTTTTGCTCAGTATTACTAGTCCATAAATCAACTTGCATAGTAAGTGTATAAGGAACTGGTTGGTGTCTTTTAATACTATATACGTTTCCTACTTCATTTTCATAACTTCCAGTAACTTCATTATATTTTTTTTCATAAACTGGAACAGTTTCTTCAAATTGAGAATAAGTTCTACTTTGTGGTGCAGTCTCTAATCCAGTAACATAACAACTTATAAAAGGAGTACTATTCATAGTGTTTTCACTATTTTCCTTTACAATATGTGCAGCCATACGGTTAACATCACCGTATCTAACAGGCACTGTTTGATAAACAAGATTACCTTCACTATTAGTGTGTACTGCTATTTGAAATCCACCAAATATACGAATAAATTGCTGAATATATCTTCGCAGTTGTTTATCATAAAAATATGGTACAGTTGATATTTTTGATTTTTCATACGCCATTGGAAATCCTTCAACTATATTTAGCTGTATTAATTAGTTGGTATGTTACCATCATCACTGCTTTAACTCGTTGTGTATATAAAAACAGATCCAGCGGAACCTTGCCCGCTAATAGTGTCAAAACCTGCCACAACCGCAACTTGCTCACCACTGGAACTAACAGCATGCGACGGATAACCAAAGTAATCACCACTAGCTGTGCCACTACCAGTAAGCGATTTTTGAAGTGACCAACTTGTACCTGATCTACTATAAACCCAAGCCCGCCCCTGATTGCTGTTGTATCCGTGATGTCCAATTGCAACTGTATTCTCATCACCACCAAACATACTTATATAACCGTTACTAGCTAGATCTGGAGTTATTGTTGCTTCGTGTGACCAGGTTGTACCTGACCGAGTGTATACAAAAATACCACCAACATTAGTATTACTACTTCCACTTGGGACATACGTGTTGGAACTAAAAATTAAAGTATTATTTTTAAGCACTAAGCCATTAGCGCCTTGGACGGTGGCGCTGGAATTAATTGTACCGTGATTAATAGTTTGCTGTAGCGACCAAGTAGTTCCAGACCTAGTATAAATATATATAAGCCCTCTATTTGATACACCAGAAACCTCTGCATAAGGGGCAGAAACAGCCAATGTGTCACCGTCAATAGCCACTTGGCTACCAAAGCTATCCCCACTTGCGGCACCGCTTAGAGTTGTTTGCAGTGACCAATTATTTCCAGAAGTGTTGTACCAAATATAAACTTTACCGCCGCCAGCAAACTGTTGAGCAGCCACAACAGCAGTTTGTCCACTGATTCCAACACCACCACCATATAGTACGTTAAAAGTTGGGTCACTTTGAGTTAAATCTGCAACCCTTGACCAGTTAGTTCCTGAGCGTGTGTAAATATATGCGGCTCCTGCATCTGATACACCACCTACAGTTTCAGATCTACCCCCTATTACCGCTGTGGAGTTTCCTGTAATATCAATAGCCCAACCAAAATTGTCATTGGCTGTAATATTAGGTGGAACAAAATTTTGATTGTTTGACCAAGTATTTCCACTCCTTGAATAAGCCCAAACTCTCCCAGTCCAAGTTCCGCCTGATCTATCACCTGATGCACCAACCAGAAGGTAATTTCCGTCCTCTGAAAAAGCCAGACTTCGTCCAAATGCTGCATTCAAACTTGGCGAACCAGCAACCACTTGTTGAGTCTGCGATAACGTTGTCCAATTAGGACCAGCTGCTGGTTCGTAGGTAACATTTGAATTTGACGATGCTAAATCAACATTTGCACTAGGAAATGCTCTGCCACCCCAAACAATACGAACTGCACCTGCGGCGCCATCGCCGCCAGTGTAATAACCGCAACCACCGCCACCACCAGGGCTACCACCAATACCACCAGTATTACCAACACCAGCGGAACCAGCACCACCACCAGATCCTCCACCACCACCAGTTGGTCCATTTGTTCCACCAGCTCCGTTTGATCCTTGACCAAAAATTCCAGTTCCACCGCCTCCAGCACCAGCAGTGTGACTTCCAATGTATCCACCGCCCCCGCCTCCGCCTCCGGCACCATCATGTCCATAATAATCTGTTCCTGAATGACCAGCATATGCAGAACCACTTGACCCTGTTCTCCCTCCACTTCCAGTATAACCACCTGCGCCGCCGCCTGGCCAATGATATCCTGCTCCAGAAACAGCGGCTAATCCGCCAGATCCGCCATTATCACCATTAGTAAACTGGCCACCAACAGATCCAGAAGCACTAGTTGTTGTTGCTCCAGCCCCGCCAGTAGCCCGAACAGTGTTTGCACTCATAAAGTAAGACGCACCGCCACCGCTACCTTGTGCCAGTGTCCAGAGGCTGCCATCACCATCATCTGACGCACCAGTACCTGCATCGCCAACTACAACTGTGTAAGTTTGACCTGGTGTCACTGGAATATCATTTTTATATGCGAGACCGCCTCCGCCACCGCCAGGTCCATAACCGCCACCGCCGCCTCCGCCACCGCCAATACAAACTACGCTAACTTTGGTAACTCCTGTGGGGCACAACCAACTAAATGTACCAGGGTTAAGAAATTGATGTTCGCCAGTTGCTGATGATGCAATCTGCGTACCGTTTAATGTAATATTACTACCAGAAATAGCAGCACTTGTGTTAGTTGAAGGAAACGCTCGTCCTGCACCGTATATAATACGAACTGCGCCATCACCGCCGTCTAATGTATAAGAACCCCCGTAAGCACTACCAGTACCAGCACCATGAGTTACACCCGATCCACCTGATCCTGCAGTACCGTGTGCATCTGCTTGAGTTGATGCACTAGCCTGTCCTGCGGCTCCATTTGAACCTTCACCGTATGTACCAACGCCGCCGCCCGATCCACCAATCACATAGGACCCACCATTTGCGGGTGAGTTTGTACCAGCACCAGAACCACCAGAGCCGCCAGCTCCTGCTAACCCGGCACTAGATCCGGATGCGCTACCACCGTTTTTACCGTTTGAACTATAACCCGCAGCACTACCGCCCCCTGAGTTATCGCCTACACCTGAATGTCCTCCGCCGCGACCGCCTGTACGTCCAACTGTATATACACCACTTGGTACTCCACCAAGGCCACCGCCTCCAAATTGTCCATCTATACCATATGCAGGGCCACCTGCCTGACCGCCATCGCCACCGCCAGCATGGGCACCTAACGCATAACTGCTTCCGCCAGCTTCTCCAGGTTCGTTATTTGTACCAGCACCTGATGGTCCTGTCCCGCCAGCGCCAACAACAATAGTAAGAATCGTGCCTGGAGTATATGTTTTATTATTTACATATGCTAACGCACCGCCGCCTGCGGCATTTGTGCCTTTACCTCCTGAACCACCACCGCCAACAACTACTGCACTAAGCGATGTGACACCAGCAGGTACTGTAAAATAATATTGACCCGGTGTGGTATAAGTGTGTTCACCAATTAAAGGGTCGAAAGCACCGCCTCCGCCTGCTGTGTTACCTCTTAACATTGAACTACTTGAACTTGGTAAATTAATAATTGGCATTTTTATTCCTTAACTATATGCTACTGATTGACCTAACACTACATAAGTTCCACCATCATTAAGTATTGTAAAGGATATAACATCTATTCCAGAATCTGTACCAGATGGTGCACTTCCACCTTGCCAATTAATTGTCTGTACTGACCCGCCAATTTGTAATGCAGTTGGCATGTATGCTGTAGCACCTTGACTTACAACTACTGCTATTCCTTTTGCATATTCTTGTGTAGAATTTATATTTGTTAGGTTTATAGTAAAATCTCCTGTCGCCCCTGTGTGATAAAATATAGCGGCTGTAGAACAGTCGTGTGTAACGACTGATGATGAACCTGTAAGTGTAGTAAACTTTTCCTCAACATCTCCAGAAACTTTAAATCCACTAACCTCAAGTGTTCCGTCAACTTTTACTAGAGTAGTTGCACCGCCCAACGCAATTGTATCGTTACCAGTTGCAGAGGCATTTTTACCAATGGCAACTGAAAAGTCTCCTGCAGCATTAGCCAAATATCCTAAGGCAACACTATTAGCACCTATGGAACCGTAAGCATTACTGTTGTTTGCTATCGCCGCCGCAAAACTATCAGCACCAGTAGCATAGCTATTTGTCAAAGCAGTTGCACCACTACCATTAACCTGTGCATTATATCCCAAAGCTGTACCATTTGAACCACTGCTATAAACATCAGCATTATATCCTACCGCTGTAGCATACTGACCTTGTACATAACCATTTTGACCTATTTGAACCGCACCTTGAGCAGTTGTTGTTCCTAACATTGAGATCGAAGCCGTAGTTCCACTACCGCTAATATTTCCTTGTATAGCAATAGAGCCTAAAATTCCTGCTACACTATCAGTTCCAATAGCAACACTATTTGTTGCCGAAGCTGTTGCATCTCTGCCTATACTAATGGATCTAAGACCCGATGCTTCTGCTAAACTACCAATGGCAATACTCAAAGTACCAGATGCTGTAGGATTTGTTGAACCTGTTGTTTCAACTGCATATAGATCGGCTCCGCCGCCAGCGTTTGCATCAACATATGCTTTGGTTGCAGCATCTGATGTTGATGTTGGTGTTCCTAGGTTTGTAATTTTACTTCCACTAACATTAACTATCCCGCTGCCACTATTGGCCGCTAGAACAATATCAGTACTACTAGTAATAGTTGGTGTGCCTACGGCAGTTGATGTAATGGAACCTGTTAGAGAAACATCACCTGTAACATCTACACCAGTGGAAGCTGTTTTGAGTTTAATATTACCGCCTTGGCGTAATCTAACTTCAGATGCATCTGCAGAAATTAATTCCACATTGCTTGCATCTTTAATATCTAAAAATGACGATTTAATAATAAGATTTCCAGTACCAGTCTCGTCAATATAACTATCAGATCCGTCATGTTTTATTACTAAATCATCAGTATTACCAAAACGTGCTTGTACTCCATCTCTAAAACTCCAATGTCCTACAGATAACCATTCAGTAGTATAGCTAGTACCTAAAAATTGTATTTCGTTTTCAAATTCAGTACGTCCTGTTCCAGCAGGCTTAATTTCAATATTTCCGTTACCAGAACTAGTAATTACTTTTCCATTTACATCTAGTGGTCCGCCAAGTTGTGGACTAATATCTTCTACTATATTACCTAAGCCACTACTCATCGTTACCCAGTTAAAGTCTGAGCCAGTCCAACCTAATACTTGTCCAGTTCCAGCACTTGTTGTGTTGAGATGTGTGTCTACATCTCCTTCCAATGCATTTTCGTTTTGTAATGCTATCCAGTTACCACTATGTGCAAAATATCCTTTTCCGGTACCATGAACATGTGCAAACATTCCATGATATGTACTAGCATTTGGCAGGTCAACTTCGGCACTATAAACATTACTATAAAGCATTTGGCCTGTTGTGGTAATATTATTACCGCCCATGTCTAATGGTTTGTTGAACGCCCAATTATCTCCTGAACTTGCATATGTTAATGTTGCACTAGCCCCATCAACAGTAAGGCCTGCACCATTAGCAGCGGCGGCGTTTGCCGCTCCTTTTGCTACAGTAATATTGATATCTGCAACGTCAAGTGTGGCGCTGTTTACTGTGGTTGTGGTCCCATCAACTTGTAAGTCTCCTGCTATTACAACTGTACCAGTATCGTCGCCCACCGCAGCTGGATCAATTGTCAATGTAGCAGGTCCAGCAATATATCCTGTTGTAGTTATGTTACCTGATACTGTAATACCCGTTGCAGATAAAGCGAGCTTTTCAGAATTAGCTCCAAAGTAAAATTTAACTTCGTCTACCCCAGAGCCAGTCGAATCTCGTCCTGACATATATTTGTATCCGCCAGAAGCTCTTAATTCCATATGGTTTGAATTAACCATAAGTTTTCCAGGAGCCGTTGGACGATGTTCAATATAACTATCAGTTCCATTATGGAATATCCAAAAATCTTCACCGTCAGCTGCACCAGAGCCTGTGCCCATTCTTATTGTCATACCATCTTCAAAATGAAGTATGTCTTGACTAGCATCAAAGGTTATATTATTATTATAATAAGGACCAGTACCTTTAAGCACTACATCATGGGAGTTAGAATCTAGAGCACCACCTAGTTGTGGTGTTGTGTCATCTGCTAAACTAAGTATGCCTCCACTGCTTAATGATGTAAAACTTAAAACACCTGCGCCATTGGTTTGTAGTACTTGTCCGGTTGTGCCATCACTTGAAGGAAGAGTATATGCCTGGCTAATTGTAACGACATTTCCAACAACTTCTAAAGGCGTGAAATGACTAGAGTCATATGTCTGCAATCGTATGTACTCGCCTCCACTATTAGATTTTATTTCAAATCCACCATTTGCGATATGTGTAATGTGTCCTGATACGCCAGCGGTTGCGGCGTTGAAATTGATAATAGGATTACCGAAGTTGCCAGTACCGTCACCAAGGTTTATGCTAGGACTTCCAGATGCTGGGCCTGTGGTAATATCAGTAACGCCTGTTATTTTGCCTGTAGCAAAATTTACATCACCAGTAAACGTGCCGCCCGATGTTGGCATATCGCCACTAAGTCCAGGAGCCCATTGGCTGCCACCCCATTTTAAAACATGGCCAGTTGTTGGGGCTACCGGATCTACATTTGATAAATCTCCTAATGCTAAATTTAAATTGTTAATTGTAGCACCATTGAAATCTACTGTACCTGAGAATGATGATGAACCACTTGATGAAATATTACCACCGAAACTTGCCGCACCACTTGTATTATCAAGTAGAACATTACCGTTAGTGTCATATATGTTACCTTCAAATGCATTTGCTTGAACAAGATTTGTTGCTGTAATATTATTAAATATTACATCGTCTGTAGTAGCAAGTGATTGGTCAGAAACAACTGCCTGAGAATATTCATATTGATTGTTAAGTGCATTCCATACCAGAGTATCACCGTTTGATGGATTGTTTAGTCTATCAATGTCTGATAAATGCTGTATACTAGGATAAGCGTTTACCCATTTTGTCCCACTCCATTGTAATGATTGGAATTGCTGTACGCTTGCAATTGTTGTATCAGTTAGTCCAGAAAGTGTAGTAGATCCACCAGCTGAAATAGCTTGGAAGGTAAAGTTTCCGCTACCATCTGTTGTTAATACTTGACCATTTGTGCCATCACTAATACTTAAATCTGTAAGCACAGCAGGTATGGTAGGTTTATTTGTTAAGTTCGTGTAGTCACCATCAAATAATGCTGTATCACCTGCTAGTGCTGTTGTACTAGTTGTACCTAATGCCAATGCATCAGTAATTCCATAACCTGCTATTGTAGTTGGCGTGTTAGTTAAAGAACTGAACTGCCCATCAAATAATGTTGGTTTGTTTGTTAAATTTGTATAGTCACCATCAAATGCATCTGTAATTCCATACCCTGATATTGTAGTTGGTTTACCAGTAAGACTACCAAATTGTCCATTAAATAGAGTTGGTAGGTTTGTTAGGGAATTATAATCTCCATCAAACAACCCAGCATTGGTGATCCTTGCATCTACTCTAGCGTCTGTATAGTATAAGTTGGTTCCTTCAGAAAGGTCTGTTGTAGATTTAGTAGATAGTGCAGAATTGAATCTTGCTTGAGTATAATAAAGATTTGTAGACCCTTCAGAAAGATTATCAGTAGTTTGCGTGGCTAAGTTTTGTAGATATCTACCGTCCAAATTGACAGTAGATGCAGTTGATGTATCACTTCTAGTAAGTGTTAGAGTTCCACTAGCAAAGGTTGCGCTGTCAATTCTAGATAAGTTTGTATCGTCAAAGAGTTGACTAAAATCAACTGTAAAAGATGAAGCATCATCTCTGAGAAATGTTGCTATACCAGTAGCTCCATTAATTGTACCAGATGTTAATTTTGCTAAATTTGTGTCGTCTAAATATAAACTTAAATCTATGTTTGTTACTGCGCCAGCTTCGTCTGTATACTTTAGTATATTAGTAGCAAGTGATAAACTAGTATTCGTTTCTGTAAAACTTGTTAAGTAACCTGCTGTGCTATGATCACCCCACCCATATGATGTATCCCAATTGGTAATTTTTGTATTTGTTATAGTACTTGCTGGACTTGCGGTAAATATTGGATCTGTTTCTGACTTTAAATAACCTTCTACTGAGTGATCTCCCCACCCATATGATGTATCCCAATTGGTAATTTTTGTATTTGTTACGTTATTTGCCGCATGTGCTGTAAAGATTGGATCTGTTTCTGACTTTAAATAACCTTCTACTGAGTGATCTCCCCACCCATATGATGTATCCCAATTGGTAATTTTTGTATTTGTTATAGTACTTGCTGGACTTGCGGTAAATATTGGATCTGTTTCAGTAATAACTCCATTGTCTACCCACGTATAATCACTACCATTCCAACTAAGAACATAACCATTAGTTGGGTTACTTTGGTTTAAATGTGAATCTACATCTGAAGTTGTAAATAATTGAATTGTTTTAGCATATGGTGTTAAATCTGGCATTGCAATAGTAAATTGTCCAGTTACGCTGTTATATGTTGCAGAACCTAAGCCGCTATCTGCAGATTGTATTAAGCTCAGGTCTGTTAGTGCAATCCCTCCTCCACTACCGCCACCAGACAAATCTGATGATGGTTTCCATTTGTTAGCATTACTATCATATTTCAATACTTGTCCATTAATAACACCAGTTGTATCCACATTAAGTAATGAACCAATATTAGCAGTAGTTACTTGTGAACTAGTACTATTTGCAGTTTCAAGTACTACTGTTCTTTCATCTAAGTCAGTAAAATTTGAATCCATTTCTGCATATGATAGTTCACTTCCTTTTACTAATCTTTTTGTTATAGTCATGTTTTATTCTCCATCAGGTGTTACATAGCCAGTAGCTACATATCCAGCAGTCATATAGAAACTACTTTTTTTTTGATTATCTGGTTGTGCAGTTATCGCTGTACTAATTGGTTGCAGCTCTTGCGTTTCTCTGTTATCTACAACTGTAGTGTTTTTTTCATTAAAAATATAATCACTAGCATTATATGTTTTATCTGTCCATGTTTGTTCAGTGATATTATCATATAGCCTATGCCATCTTGATCCACGACGAACAAACATTCTATTAGGAACAAAGTCGTTTCTTATAAAGTAATCGCCCTCATTAGGTTCTACTGGAAATTGATCACCAGTTGCAATTGTCTCACCGTGGTTATAACTATTGTCCTTGTTAACAATACCACCACTAGTAGCATGGTCATATCCAAATAAATGGTCAACCATACTTGTACCATTTGGATCAGCAGCGTCAGCGGCTGCAATAATCGCATCACTTATATTATATTCTGCTTTATATGTACTAACATCATTTTTAAGACTATTTTCATCACTACTATCGCCAAGTATATCGTAGTATTCTTGACTGTCTGTTAGTGGACTTAATTTAACTCGCCAAATATGTGGATACCAAGTTTGACTAAATCCTTCAGCACCTCTGTTCGCATCGTTAACAACATAATATTTGTTTACTGCGGCTTTACTAGCATTAAGAAGTAAGTCATCACGTAAATGTGGTAATTCCAAGACATCACCAGGCATCAAACGCCTACCCATTATCTCCACCATATCATTTATATGAAAGGTCATATATAATTGATCATTACTGAGAAATAATCCAAACTGTGTTAAATCATAATCATTATCTTGAACATTATACACTCCACGCATATCGAAAATATCTTGATCATATTTTCGATCTCTGTTTTCCATAAACAATAAATCTTGTATTTTTGTTTCATTAATTATGCCTTCAACATTGATATATTCACCACTAAGTGGATCAATTTCACCGCCACCAATATAATTTGGTTGACTTGGGTCGTCCTTGTTGGGTTGTGCTGCTGGTCCAAGATATTTGTGTACATGTACCCCAGTCCCCCCGATATTAAACTGTTCACGGATTGATCGATCCTGAAAGTAAAAATCGTTAGTTTTAGTTGGTTTATATAAGGTCAAACGTGGCATGTACTTATTTATCAGAACATTAGTTAGAAAAAAGTGTTGACTATTGGTATTATTTGCTTTATAAGGTGTAAGTATAAATTAATTAAATGGAGAAACGACATGGCTAAGATAGCTGGTATAAAAGTTAAAAAGAAAGCTCCAAGAGCTAAACGCCGTACTACTGGAATTAATGCCATGCCGGTTAATGATGGATGGCATGCATGTCAATATTATGTACATAATGAAGTTGAAAACCGTGAATGGGGTTCAATTGTAAAAGCATATATTAGTCAAAATTGGAGCAAAGAAGACGCACAGGCTGTGAATAGACTGCCAGACTGGAAAACTTCTATGCATAGTGGATGGTCAACAGCCGCCTGGTTGTTTGTTAATGATTTTGCAGATGTGGTGCATCCCGACTACATTACTGGACTTCCTAAACGAATTAATGCATTGGTTGAAGAAGGAAAACTAGTTGCGGAAGTTAAGAAATCAGCAAAGGCGTCTAAGAAACATATTCATATCCCAACTATTCAAGAACGTCTTCAAGAAGCTACCATCGATAAATTAGAAGACATGGACAGTTGGTTGGACGATTGGATGCGTGACAGCAAAAAGAATCCATTAATTAAGCAAAATCCATTGCTGTATTTTAAAAAGCACGAAATGAATCTAGGTCATTTGCGTTTTGTTAGTGAGTTCTTTAAAGGTGCGCATGAAGAAATGCAGGAATTAAATAATTTACCTGCTCCTAAGAAACGTGATGATATGCAAGAACAGCTTGCAGAAGGATATAGCTCGTACAGTAAAAAAGAAATCAAAGAACTAACAGATTTTTATAAACGACTGTTTGATGCTATTGAAATTTTTAAAGCAGAAAGAAAACAGTCACAAACACCACGTAGAGCAAAGGTTAAAAGTGCAGCAGACCAAGTTAAGAAACTCAAGTTTAATCCTAGTGATACTAAAATTGGAATTGCTAGTATTAATCCAGCTGATGTTATTGATGCAACATGTGTTGTTGTGTTTAATACAAAAAACCGTAAACTTGGAGTATATTATGCAGATGATAATTGTACACTTAAAGTCAAAGGAACCACACTTCAGTTCTTTGATGAAAAGAAAAGTGTACAACGCACAGTACGTAAGCCAAGTGAAATTATGCCACAGTGGAAAAAAGTTACACGGCATAAGGTACCAACACAGTTTGGATATTTAAAAACTACTGAGACTAAACTTAATGGTAGGTTTAATGCAGACACAATCATCCTAAAAGCATTTAAGTAGTAAAATATAAATGCGGCGAGGATAACTTCGCCGCATAAATATTAACATGGCTTATAGAGATGATTTAATTAAAGAGATAGAACTACGTTTAGGTGGGCAAATGGTAGATGTGGAATTAGATCCTGAACACTACGATTTAGCTATGAATAAGAGTTTTGAAAAGTATAGACAGCGTAGTGAAAATGCTATTGAAGAAACATTTATTCCACTGCAAGTTATTAAAGATGTAGCTGAGTATACTTTAGCATCAGACATTATTGAGGTAAAAGATATTTACAGATATGCTACCGGCACAAGTTCAACTAGCAGTGGTGGTATTGAGCCATTTGAGAGCGCATACTTAAATAATTTTTTACTCAATAGTGGCAGAGCAGGCGGTATGTCAACATATGATGCTTTAGCGCAACACCGAGAAGCATTAGGACGTATGTTTGGTCAAGAAATTATGTTTACTTGGAATACTGTTAATAAAAAATTACTACTTCATCGTAAAATTAAATCTTCGGATGAAATATTTTTACACGTATATAAGCAACGTGGCGACGAAGAGATATTACAAGATAGTTATGCATCGCCTTGGATTAAGGAATATGCTTTAGCACAGGCCAAACTAATGTTAGCAGAAGCTCGTGGAAAATTTAACACAGTAGCTGGACCACAGGGAGGTACATCAATGAATGCAGACGCACTTAGAACTGATGCGTTTACAAGCATTGATAAACTAGAGGAAGACTTAAAATTCTATGCTGAAGGCAGTGCAGGTTTAGGATTTATTATAGGCTAAAATTATGAAGATTAATGAAGTAATTCAACCATTAACTGAAGAACAGTTTGATGAAAAAGCAGGTAAAAAAGATGCTTGCTACCGTAAAGTAAAATCACGTTATAAAGTATGGCCCAGTGCATATGCATCAGGTGCATTAGTTAAGTGTCGTAAAGTAGGTGCTAAAAACTGGGGTAATTCTAAGAAATGATTATCAAAGATATCATCAATGAAGACCTACGTGCTTGGTTCGGCAAAGGCAAAAAAGGCGGCGCTGGTGGCGGTGGCTGGGATGCATACAATACAAAAGGCGAACGTGTAGGTAAATGCGGAGACACAAAAAGCAAAGCAAAGCCTAAGTGTTTAAGTAAAAGTAAAGCCGCAAGTCTAAGAGCCAAAGGCGGCAAAAAAGCAATTGGTGCCGCAGTTAGTAAGAAACGTAGACAAGACCCTAATAAGAATCGCAAAGGCAAAGCTAAAAACGTAAGCAATACCAAAGGGAAATAACAGTGCATACAAAAACTTGTACAAAATGTGGACATGCTTGTCATTGTGACAAAGTAAATTGTCCTGATTGTGTAAATGATGTATGCGGACACTGTGATTGCAAAACAAAATCTTAGTTGACATTTGTATATAAATCTGTTATCATAAATTATGAAATTAAAATTACTTGTAATAGGCCATGGACGTCATGGCAAAGATACAGTTTGTGAAATACTGAGAGATCGGTATGGTTATACTTTTGAAAGTAGTAGTAAGTTTTGTAGTAAACTATTCATATATAATGACTTAAAAAACAAATATAACTATTTAAATGAAGAAGAATGCTATGCTGATAGACATAATCACAGAGCAGAATGGTATAATGCAATATGCAACTATAATGTAAAAGATGGTGCATCTCTAGGAAGAGAAATATTTAAAGAACATGATATCTATTGTGGATTACGTAACAAACGTGAATTCTTTGCAATGCAGAATACAGGCGTATTTGATAAAGTTATATGGGTTGACCGTAGTGATCATTTACCACCAGAAAGTATAAACAGTATGAGTTTACAACAATGGATGGCAGATCATACTATTGATAATAATGGAACATTAGATGATCTTGCATTTAATGTACGACAATTATTGACACATATTGATTCTTATAGTGTTAGTTAACTACTAAGATAACTACCGTAACCCCCTGGATAAATGGCAATCTTGTTAAATACATATAACATTATGTAAACAAAGAGGAGTAATGAAATGGCCTTAACGTCACCAGGCGTACAAGTATCGGTAGTTGATGAGAGTGCATATGGTGCACCAGGATCCGGTACTGTACCACTATTAGTTCTAGCTACTAGATCAAACAAAGCAGATCCAACCGGCGGATCGGCAGATAATATTGCGGCAAAAACTAAATCCACAGCCGCTGGCGAAGTAGTGAAAGTTACTAGCCAAAGAGAATTAACACAATTTTTTGGAAACCCAACATTTACCACAGTTGGCTCAACAGTTTCACAAGGAAGTGAAACAAGTGAATATGGTCTGTTAGCTGCATATAGTTATCTTGGACAAGGAAGCCAAGCATTTGTTGTAAGAGCAGATATTGATCTTGCACAATTAGAAAATAGTGCAACTGCACCAACGGTGGCGTATAGTACTGCTAACACACTTTGGTTAGACACAGATGCAAGTAAGTATGGTATCCATCAGTGGAACAGCACAACTAGCAAATGGGAAAACAAAATACCAGCAGTTGAAATTAACGTAGACGATGGATCAGATGTTGACGGTGATGTACATACACCAACTACAGCCGCAAGCGGTGCAACAGATGGAACATTCCTAGTTGTTGTTCATGTTGACAACGAAACAAGCACAAGTGTAGCTCGTCAAATGAGTATTGAATACTTTTATGGTGTAGCTGGCGCATGGGAAGTAATGGACAGTGATACAGACATGACAGGCGCAATTGGCGTATCATATGCACCTCACTACACAGCTCCTTCAAGCCCAGCAGCTAACGATGTTTGGATTAAAACAACACGCCCAGGCAACGGTTTGGCACTAGCACTAAGCACACACAATGGCACGGCATTTACAACAGCTACAGTACAAGGTATTAGTACTACACAAGCTGATGGTGCAGGAGCCATTGGTGATTTTGTAGCACAAGATGGTTCAAGTACAACTGTATTATCCGCAAGTACAGCTACAGTAGGTCAATACTTGTTAGACCAACAAGCAAATACTAAAGCTACTATTGTTATTAGAGAAATAACAACAGGTGGTGCAGTTGGTGATTTAACAGCAACTACAGTATTAGCACAAGCCGCAACTCCAACTGGCACATTAGCTACAGGTACATATTGGTTTGATAATACAATTAATAGTTTAGACTTGTATGTGGTTACAGCAGGTGAATTTTTACCAAAAGCGGCAACTTATAGCTCAACTGCTCCAACAGGTGCTTCTCTAAATGATATTTGGGTTGATACATCACTAGCAGCAGAAAACCAAACTAACGAACGTGCTTATCCACACATCAAAGTTTATAACGGAAGTGCATGGATTTCACATGATAATACAGATCAAACAACTACAACAGGCGTATTGTTTGCAGATATTACAGACACATCCGCAGATGCAACCAATGGCGGTAATGCTACAGTTATTAGTGGCGGTCCAAACCCAGCAGTGTATCCAAATGGAATGGTAGCTGTTAATATGGGGCAGAGTAAAAACACAGTTCGAGCATGGAATGGAACTGCTTGGAGAAATGGTGCAAGCAATCATGCAGATGGTAGCGGACGTTTTGGTAGATATGCCCAACGTGGTGTTATTGCAACTGCAATGCAGGCAGTGGCAGCAGGTGCAGATCTTAGAGATCCAAGTAATGCATTTAGTTTAATTGCAGCACCTAACTATCCTGAACTAGTTGATGAAATGGTTACACTTAATAGTGATAGAGGCGAAACTGCATTTATTATTGTTGACTCACCAATGCGTAAGAGTCCAACAGATGTTATTAATTGGACTAATAATACAGGAAGTGCATCAGAAAACGGTGAAGATGGTCTGGTAACTAATAATACATATAGTGCAGTTTATTACCCATCTGGCAGTTCTACATTGCCATCAACTGGTGCATCAGTAATGGTACCACCAAGTCATATGGCATTATATACATTTGCATATAACGATAATATTAGTTTCCAATGGTTTGCACCAGCTGGACTAACACGTGGTGTGGTACAAAATGCTACTAGTGTTGGATACTTGACAACTGAAGGCGAATTTAAAGCAATTAGCCTTACACAAGGACAGCGTGATGCAATGTATACAGCAAAGCTAAATCCAATCACAACTTTCCCTGGACAAGGCACAATAGTATTTGGACAGAAAACTTTACATGCTGGAACTAGTGCATTAGATAGAGTTAATGTTGCTAGATTAGTTGCATACTTGCGTGACAGATTTGATGAACTAGGACGTCCGTTCTTGTTTGAGATTAATGATGAACAAACAAGAGCAAGAGCAAAGATTGCATTTGAAAGATTCCTCGCAGACATTTTAAGCAGACGTGGACTTACAGATTTTGCAGTTGTTTGTGATACAAGTAATAACACACCAGCAAGAATTGATCGTAATGAATTTTACGTTGATGTTGCAATTGAACCTTCAAAAGCAGCAGAATTCATCTATATTCCAATTAGATTAGTTAATACTGGTACATTAGCCACTACTAACTAAATAAAATTAACATAATACTTAATAGGTCCTTTATTGGGCCTATTTTTTTGAGCAGGTTTTAATAAATACTAACAGCCGGTATAAAGGAGAAATTCGATGGCAGTTATCACAACACTTGGTGTACCAGACAACGCAGGCAGCACCACAACAATAATGCCCAAACTACAATATCGTTTTAGAGCGACATTTATTGGGGCAGCTTTTAGCAGTACACCTACACGTAGTGTTATTAGCGCAACAAGGCCTTCGTTAACACACGAAGATGTAATTATTGAATCCTACAATAGTAGAATTTATGCAGCAGGAAAACACACATGGGATATGGTTACTGTAACCTTCCGTGATGATGTTGATAGTGTAGTAATTAAAGAAATGAACAAACAATTAAATATGCAAGTCGATCATGCAAACCAAAGTGCAAGTCGTTCAGGCAGTGCTTATAAATTCCAATTTATACTTGAATCATTAGATGGTGCAAGCCCAACACCAGGAGTGTTAGACAAATTTGAATTAGCAGGTTGCTATATCCAAAATATTAATTATGGCGATATGGCTTATGGTAGTAGTGAACAAGTACAAGTAACAGTAAGTATTCGTTATGACAATGCAGAAATTTATGATGCAGCAGGTAATGCAACATTAACTGGAGAAACACTTGATCAAACATTAAGTAATGCATCAGGTGCTGGTACACAGGGTTAATATAGAATATGGGATTAACTTCTAATACTGGCTTTTATAATGCTGCGGCAGATCATTTTGGTTCAGACGATCCTGTTACCTTAAGATATCCAAGGCAGAAGTTTAACTTTAGTATAGAGTTTATACTAAACGAAAATATCCCATTAATTGACGATAGTTATGGTAGGTCTTTTACGTTTCACAGAGTGTTAGGTATAAGTCTACCAGACTTTGACTACAGTGTTCAGAGACTTAATCAATATAACAGACCTAGATATGTCCCTACTAGGTTAGAAACAGGACCAGCTGGTATTACCTTTTATGATACAAAAGATAATCAATTTTTACATTTAATGATGGCGTATGCTGGGCATTATTTTCATGGTCATCAGCTTGACCCTAGGAATTTTAGTGGAAATAATATAATACAAGAACAATTTAGTACTGGTGCAGGTCAACCATTTGGTGCTGAATCAATTACGCATGACACTAGATTTATGTTTGAAGAAATAAGAGTGCATCAAAAAGATACAGCACAAGGTGGAAAAACAACTACAATGTACAATTGTATGATAAACAATGTACAATACGATAGATTAGATTATAGTGACAGTCAACCAGTGATGTGGCAGGTAGCAATACAACCAGAGCATGTTAACTTTGCTCCATTAGGAGGTTCAGCACCTGAAAATAGTGTTAATGTTCAACAGGCAGCAAGACAACAAGCAGAAACTGGTAATACAACTGCTAGCACAATTGGTAATAGATCAGGAACAAATAAACAAACTCAATCAGATACAACTATAGCACAATCGTATACACCTCCACAAATTGGAGGAACTACTGTTGGTGATACTCTTAGATCACTACAAGAACAACAAAGTGGGCTTGTACAAGTACCTACTATTACAAATATTGGTAAACCAGTTAATATGCCAACCATTGGTGATGGTATGTCAGTAAATGTTGACCCAGGTATGGTTATACCAAATGACTCTAATAATAGTGAAACAGCAAAAAAATTAAATAATGGCACAATAACATTTGCAGCTGGACCACAGTAAATAAATACAACATGGAAGATGTGCAAGTCTAATGCGTATACGTTATATCAACAATACGACTGTTTTTTATGATATTTGGAAAGGGATAGCCACTCAAGACTTGCGTAATGGCGTCATAGCAAAATACGTCCTTGATGATCTTGCAAAAGCAAATATCCCAGTTGATAAAGTAAAAGACTTTACCTGGATAGTTGATACTTATATTGAAGGTCATGACGCAGACGATGTTGAACACTTAAGGCAATACTTAATTGGGCATGGTGTCACTCGCTTTGGTGCAGTATATTCCTGTTATGTCGATACTGATCAATTGCCTTATCCTGCTGTGTGCTTGCCTAATAGGCTTATCAAGCTGCAACCCGCCTGGTACCAGCACTTACAACTGCAACAAGTCGATTGGCAAAATATGCCAATGACACACAAATTAGTTTGTCCAATGCGCCGTCCTAGTTTATCTCGAGCTCATCTTGCTAAAAGATTACTTGGTATATTTGATCCTAGCGAAATAATCATCAGTTTGGGCACCAATAACGACCACGTTCGAGAAGACATAAAGCAACTTATTCAGCCGCATCCTTGGCCTCTCATGGTTGATCATCCTATTGTAGACAATAAACAACAGCATCGTTTAAAACATGAAAAGTTTTACACAGCACCAGTTAAGTTGGTAGTCGAAAGCAGCAACGAGATAGATCCTGGTAGTTGGATCAGTCAATTTATAACTGAAAAATCATATAAAGCATTTTGCTGGCGGCAACTTCCTGTATGGTATGCAGTCCCAGGACTAGTTAAGCGTATAAGAGAACAAGGATTTGATGTTTTTGATGATGTAATCGATCACAGTTATGATCTTGAAGTCGATCCTTGGAAACGCATGGTAATGGTTCTTATTGAAATAAAACGTTTAACATTGTTGAATACTGTGCAGATACGCAATGATGTTTGGTCACGCCTAGAAAGTAATGCTGACTTAATAAACGGCATGCATAATACTGCACACAGTCAACATGAGGCTGCGATTACAGGATTAATAAATGAGCTCATTCACTAGTCCACATGAAAAACACAAACACAGGACCTTCCAAAAGATTGGAATGGGGTTTTCATAGCCACAACAAAGTAAAGAAAGTTATGCAATGGAAGAAGATATTGTATTAGCAGAACTAAACGACGAAGAACTTGTATTTCAAATGGGCGACGATCTATACGATGGGCTCAGAGAAGAAGTTGAAGAAGGCACTAACATTCTATTACAGCGTGGATGGGAACCTTATGATGTACTAACCAAGTCGTTAGTTGCTGGTATGACTATTGTAGGTGTAGACTTTCGCGATGGTATATTGTTTGTACCCGAAGTGCTACTAGCAGCAAACGCAATGAAGGGTGGTATGGCAATACTTAAACCGTTGCTTGCTGAAACAGGCGCACCACAAGTTGGCAAAATGGTTATTGGCACAGTCAAAGGTGACATACACGACATTGGTAAAAACCTAGTAGGTATGATGATGGAAGGCGCCGGCTTTGAAGTTGTTGACTTAGGTATCAACAACTCAGTTGATGCATACCTCGATGCAATAGACGAACATGAGCCAGACATATTAGGAATGAGTGCATTGCTTACAACTACTATGCCTTATATGAAAGTTGTTATTGATACAATGACTGAGAAAGGTATACGTGACAACTATACAGTATTAGTTGGAGGAGCTCCTTTAAATGAAGAGTTCGGTAAAGCAATAGGTGCTGATGCTTACTGTCGAGATGCAGCCGTAGCAGTAGAAACTGCCAAAGTCTTTATGGATAGAAAACATAATCAACAAAACCTAGTTAGAAACTAGTACATAATAAATACTTACATAATGCCTAGAAAAACACATTTTCAACAAGGAAACTACCAAGTAAAGAATCCTAATAAGTACATAGGCAAAGGTGCGCCTAGGTATAGAAGTGGTTGGGAATTAAAATTCATGAGATTGTTAGACGGGCATCCTTATGTTAAAGCATGGGCTAGTGAAAGTCATAGAATACCATATAGGCATCCAGCAACTGGTAAATCGACAACATATGTACCAGATTTTTTCATTGTTTATGAAGATAAAAACAAACAACAGAGAGCTGAGTTTATAGAAATAAAGCCTGCAGGACAAACAATGAAATTTGCTAAAAGTCAAGCACAGAAAATTGCAGCTATAGTAAACGAAGCTAAATGGCAAGCGGCTACTGCTTTTGCTAAACGTCAAGGAGTAGGGTTTAGAGTACTAACTGAAAATGAATTATTCAATAACCCTAAAAAGAGAAATTGAAGCCTGGTGACATTATAGACATACTAGAAGAATGGTATAATGAACGAAAACGTCATAAGGATAAAACCTTTAAACAGTGGCTTAAACATGTGGGTGGATTATGGACGTCTAAAGAAGAATGGGCTAAATTAGGACGTTGGGAAACTTGGAAACACCCAGTTAAAGATACTGGAAAAGGTATCGGAAAAATGTTTCTAGTAAAAGTAATTACAGTAATTGTATTAATAATAATATTTAAGTTGGGATTTTAAATGACAAAGAAAATAGAAGAAATACTTAATTTGCCTAGTGCAGACGATATTGAACAAGAAGAGTCGACGATTAGTTTGCCACAGTCAGACTTTGATATTGGTACAATGAGTACAATTTTAGATAATGCGGATAAGATTGATTCAGCACTACCAATGGTTAGAGATTTAGATAATTTAGATGCTGATATGGACAAGTACGCTGATAAAGCAATGCATGCATTTGCAGACTTAATGGATCTTGGACAAAATGTTGAAGACAGACACGCTGCTAACATTTTTGCTGTGGCAAGTACAATGATGGGAAATGCTATCACTGCCAAAACAGCAAAAATGGATAAAAAACTTAAAATGGTACAGTTACAGTTACAAAAAGCTAAACTGGATCATACAGTACAGGTACAAGCTACCAAGGGAGCAAAAGACGATGGTATGATGCAAGGAGAAGCTGAAGAATTTGAAGATCGAAACAGTTTAATTAATGCAGTACTTGATAAAATGGGCACTCAATCGTCTAATAAAGATAAATAATAGTAACAAGGATATTCGCGATGAAAAGTTTAAAACATTATTTGGCAGAAAATGAAAGAACATACGAGTTTAGATTACGTAGTGTTGTAGATATGTCAAACGAACAAATTGATAAATTAGAAATGCATATGAAAAAATATAATGTTGAGAGTGTGAGCTCTCCTAAGAAAACAATTATGCAACAAACTCCTAGAGGATTTAACGCAGACTTGGGTCCTAGAGAAGTATTTGTCACTGATATTGCCACCAAGTTGCCAGTAACAACTGCACAACTAAAAGATGAAATTAGAGTATGTTGTGGACTTTCAGAAGGCGAATTAATAGTCAATAGTAAACATGAATCACAAGAGCTTTGGGAAACAGATGAAGAAGCTGTAGATGAAGATGTAACAAGTGTTCTTGCCGATGCAGAATATAAAGACTCAGAAAAGGTTGACCATAGTGAGCATTATGGTGATGCATATAATGAAAAAATGATTAAAGATGCAGTAGGATCTAGTGAGCTATACAAAGAATATAAGGTGTAACATGGATTTAAATGATTTATACAAATTAGCAGGAATTCAAAAAAATGATACACCTGCAATAGAGCCAACAGAAGTATCTGAACAACCAATGGGTGATAGAGAACAAATGCAAGCAATGATTGCGTTAGTTTCTCCAGAACTTTTAAATAAATTACAAGGCACAACAGAAGTTGAAGAAGTTGTTAGCGATCCAGGCGGACAAGGTGAAGGCTATGCTAATAGTGGTGCAGAGATGGGCTACGATGGTAAGGCAAGAGAAGTAAAGCCAAATGATACTGCTGGTGATACAAGTTTAAGACGTTATTTAGGTGCAATGGGAGACCATGTTTCTATAGACGAAACAATATATCCAGATCATACAATAGATAGTGTATCTGAAGCATATACCGACTTTAAAAAAAACTCTGAAATAGATGAAGCACATGCATGCGGATGCGATGATAGTTGTGCATGTGGCGGCAATTGCGGCCCAGACTGCAACTGTCACAGTGGATGCAGTAATGAGGTTGCAACTGAATCTAAAAACCTTCATAATACAGATTGGCCGACTGATGAAATGAGACAGCATGCTGAAAACGCTGTACGTCATGGATTTACGCCAAGTGATTCAATTGATCATATTTTTTCTATGGCACATCCTGAAGAACAAGAGTGGATCAAACATAACATGGATGATTTAGAAGAAATGTTTGCACAGTATGAAGTAGACGATGAAGACGTTAAAGAATCAGAAGAACGTCCATACATTTGTGTACACGCTAAAAAAGGCAAGCACGAATGTCATGCTTCATCATCATATGGTGCGGCTCAAAAAGCAGCAAAGCATTGGGGACTAAAATCTACAGCAGGTATCGATGCACACTTAGCAGTAGAAGAAGCAGTAGAAGAAGATTTTACCCCAATGACAAAGTGTCCGGATTGCGATGGCGATGGCGAGGTTGAAGTTGAAACATACAGACCACAAAGTTTTAGCAGAGATATTGGTGAGATTGATAGTCGTATGGAAACATGTGAAACTTGTAACGGTGATGGTGAAGTTGAAGATGAAGACTACGACTGGGACCAAATGGAAGAAGCCGATGTTGAAGAGGGTAACAAATTCTCACTAGAACTTAAAAAAGCAAAAGACGCCAACCAAGATGAGTTTAAAGTAGACGGTAAAACCTACAAAGTAACAGAAGCTGAGGGTGAAATGTACGATGATGACGAACAACTAATGATTCGTTGGTCAACCGATGATGGTGAAACATGGAACCTAGAAGCATATAATAGAAATGATCAATATGTTCCATTATCACAAGAGGAAGAAATGCGATACATTGATCAGATTAGAGACGAAGAAGAAGATAGACAAACAATGTCTGCGGACGATGCTGCACATGCAATGCGTGATACAATGCGTATGGATGACGACATTAATATGTTAAGAAAGTTAGCAGGAGTTTAATAATGTTAGAACAAAAAATAGATAGAACTTTTATGGGCGCAATGAGTAAAGTAGATGCATTACAGAAAGTATTTCGTAACGAAGGTTTACTAGCAAAAGCAGTAGTTGACATTGGCGGTGACTCAGACTTCACCGAAATCCAAGAAGCATGTAACGAGCTATATGATGCATTGGAACGTGGACATCATGACGGTGTAGCACACTTAGGCGGAAATACAGAAGAATCATTAGAAACAAACGAATCAATTAATACTCTTAAGACGCTATCAGGCATCTTATAAGTAGGTTTACATTAAAGAGGCTGCATAATATTGTAGCCTCTTTTTCCTATCATAAGTAGTTGTATGTCAGTAGATACAAATTTAATAAAAAAACCATATCAAAAGGAAAAATTTACAAACGAACAGTTCCAAGAACTTGCTCGTTGTGCAGTTGATCCAGAATACTTTATGTTAGAACATTGCTATATTCAGCATCCCACAAAAGGACGTATGAAATTTGCATTGTTTGACTATCAAAAACGTTTAGTAGAAGTATATCATCAAAATCGTTATAGTATTGCTATGTTACCCAGACAAACAGGTAAATCAACTTGTGCGGCAGGATACTTATTATGGTATGCAATGTTTAATCCAGATCAAACTATTCTTATTGCGGCACACAAGTACAGTGGTGCTCAGGAGATTATGCAACGTATACGATTTGCATATGAAACATTACCTAATCATATACGTGCAGGTGTTACTGCATATAACAAAGGAAGTTTAGAGTTTGATAATGGTAGCCGTATTATTGCACAAGCTACAACTGAAAATACTGGACGTGGTTTATCCCTATCGTTAGTATACTTAGACGAGTTTGCATTTGTACCTCCACGCATTGCTAAAGAGTTTTGGACAAGTTTATCACCAACACTTAGTACAGGTGGTAAATGTATGATCACAAGTACACCCAACCAAGACAATGACCAATTTGCTCAAATTTGGAAAGCAGCAAATAAAACTATTGATCAATATGGTAATGAAACAAAAGTAGGAGTTAATGGATTTAAACATATTCTAGTTAATTGGAAAGAACATCCGGACAGAGACCAAGACTGGGCTGACGAAGAAGCAGCCAAAATTGGTGAAGAAAGATTTAGACGAGAACACGGATGTGAATTTATTAGTGCTGACGAAACACTTATTAGTGGACTAATATTGCCAACACTAGAGTCTAAAGAAGTATACAAACGTACAGGTCAAGTACGCTGGTATAAAAATTTACAAAAGGGAAAAACTTATATTGCAGGGCTTGATCCAAGTTTAGGTACTGGTGGTGATAATGCGGCAATACAAGTTTTTGAACTACCAGGAATGAATCAAGTAGCTGAATGGATGCACAACAAGACGCCAATCACGGAACAGATAAGAATACTCAGACAAATACTGAAGGAAATAGAACAAGAAGTAACCGATACTGAAATATATTGGAGTGTGGAAAATAACACGCTGGGTGAAGCTGCCCTTGTGGTCATAGCGGAAATGGGTGAAGAAAACATTCCTGGTACATTAATTAGTCAGCCAAAAAGCAGTAATAGAGGACACAGAAAAGGATTTACAACAACTAATAAAAGTAAACTTGAGGCATGTAGTAGATTAAAGAACTGGATTGAAACTGGAAAAATGGTGGTTAACAGCGAAGCGTTATTACAAGAGCTTAAAACGTTTATTGCTAGGGGATCAAGTTTTGCTGCTAAATCTAGCGAAACAGATGATTTAGTTATGGCAAGTGTACTAGTTGTCCGTATAGCTCAACAGGTTGCACAGTATGACGAAGTAACTTATGAAGAGCTTAAAGATAGTTTTGATGAAGAAGGAACTGATGCACCAATGCCAATTATGATCTTTTAGCATAAATAATACAAAGGACGTGATATGATTAGTGATGACAAAATAACAACTGGTATTTTTAAAATTTTAAAAGGCAACGGTTATAATATAGAATTATTTACTGAAGAAGGTGAAAATACTATTGATCCAAATAATGCTCGTAGATTCTATGTTAAAGATATGGGAGCAATGGTTAATTTTGAAACTAGTAATGCTAATAGAGAAATTAGAGTTAGTGTTAGTCAAACCACTAGTGTAGAACAACTAAAAGATACATTGGCTCAGTTAAAAAATTTAGCCAATAAAAGTATAGTAGAATATACACTAAAGAGTTTTTCTAAAGCTATTACTCCTAAAGATCAAGATTTTGAAGCACAAAAGGCGAGAGATATGAAACAAGATGTACAAGAAGGCATTAGCACAGCATATGGTAGCACAAAAAGTAGTTATCAAAAATTAGAATCAGCAAAGTTGGTTATTAAACACACTAAACCAGTCAATGAAGAAACACGTGGTAGCAGAAGTAGAAATATTAGTGCTATCTATATTGAAAACGCAGATGGTGAAAGACATAAATTTCCAAGTAAAAATCTAGCAGGTGGCCGAGCAATGTTGCGTCATATACAACAAGGTGGACAAATGCATGACGATCTTGGAGAACATATCATTGAACAGTGTAAAGAACTTAGTAAACTAAAAGAGTTTAAAAAGTATAGTCAACGTAATGGATTAGTAAATGAAGAGACAAACGATATTCTAGAAGCAGTTACAGCAAGAATAGAACATGTTAGAGAAACAATTAGTAAAATGAAAGGCAGTAAAGGATATGCTGCTATGCGTGATACATTCGAATCAAGAGAGTTAAAAATTAACGAAAGAGATAAGACTTCACTACGCAACCAATTTACAGTACGGCATTTTGACGAAAATTTAGAAGATGCGTTACCATATGTTAATTCAATTATGAAAGAGATAAATGGCGTTAAGGAAGCAAATATTGCAGCGTCTAATACAGTTAAAGAACTAGCAGAAGCAATTGCAGAAATGGAAACTATTAACTTCACTGGTGCTGATCCAAAATCAGATCCAGAAAATCCATTAGTTAATGAACATTCAGCATCTGCGTCAGCTAATACACAACTTGCAATGACAATGAAATACTTTTCAGAAGCAGTTTGTGAAAACGAAAAACTATCAGGATTACTTGAACAGTTTGGTAGTATGGTAACTGATGTTACTGATCAATCAACAATAGCAGCAGGTATTGCGGCAGTCAAAAATATGATGCCAAAACTTTCTGCTAAAACAAGTGAAAGCAGTGAACGTAACACTGTAGATTATGAAGCACAATTTGAAAGCACACTCGACAGTTATGAGTTTGATGATTTATTTAAATAAAATCTTGACAATCTAGACAAAACGTAATATAGTGGTAACATGTATTATTATATACACTGTTGTCACAAAGGCATACTTAGGCAAACAAACATAGGCAAATAGGAGATTAAAACTATGGCATCATTAGCAGAAATTCGAGCAAAATTACAAGCATCTGAGCAAGGCAATCAACGCCAAGGCGGAGCAACTGGTGGAGATAACGCTATCTTCCCATTTTGGAACATCCCAGAAAATACAACTAGCGTGATTCGCTTTTTACCAGATGGAGATACGGAAAATCCGTATTTTTGGAGAGAGCGTCAAATGATCCGCATGGAATTTGCGGGTGTAAAAAACCAACCAGACAGTCGTAAAGTGATTGTTAATATTCCATGTAATGAAATGTGGGGGCCAGTGGGCAGTTGCCCAGTACTATCTGAAGTACGTGCCTGGTTTAAAGATCCTAACTTAGAAGAAATGGGTCGTAAGTATTGGAAAAAACGTTCATATGTATTCCAAGGCTTTGTAACTGAAAATAGCTTACAAGAGGAATCTCCAGATAATCCAATCCGTAGATTTATTATTAATCCAAGTATCTTTAATATTATCAAAGGTGCATTAATGGATACAGATTTTGTTGAACTTCCAACAGATATTGAACAAGGTACTGACTTCCGTCTTACTAAAACTACTAAAGGTCAATATAGTGATTATAGTACGAGTAGTTGGGCACGCCGTGAGCGTAGTTTAGACAGTAATGAGCGTTCAGCAATTGATACTCATGGGTTGTATAACTTAAATGACTATCTTCCTAAACAACCTAGCGAATCTGAATTAGCAGTAATTGCTGAAATGTTTGAAGCTAGTGTAGATGGGCAATTATATGATGCAGAGCGTTGGGGTAATTTTTATCGTCCAAGTGGTGTACAAATCGATACATCAAATAGTGCGCCAAATACGTCAGCTGGTAAAGCACCAGCGGCAAGCATTCCACAAGCACCAGTAGCACCAGCACCAGTTGCTGATGGTCAACCAGCGCCTGTACCAGTTGCTCCCCCTGTTCAACAGGAAGTAGTAGCACCAACACCGCAGCCTGCTCCAGTAGCAGAGCCAGCGATAGCAGGTGGTGATGAAGCTAAACCATCAGCACAAGATATACTTGCTGCTATCCGTAACCGCGGATCATAATTAACCTTACATCTTAAAGAAGGCAGTACTATGCTGCCTTCTATTATTCTTATTAGGAGACATAAATGCCAAGACCTTTTGACGTAAGTAAATTCCGCAAAAGTATTACCAAAGCGGTGCCCGGACTAAGTGTTGGGTTTAATGATCCAGATACATGGATTTCAACAGGTAATTATACACTAAACAAACTAATCAGTGGAGACTTTAATAAAGGTATTCCACTAGGTAAAGTATCAGTATTGGCTGGAGAAAGTGGCGCAGGTAAGTCATATATTGCGGCTGGTAATATTGTTAAACAAGCACAAGACCAAAACATCTTTGTTGTGCTAATTGATACTGAAAACGCACTAGATGAGACTTGGTTACATGCACTGGATGTAGACACAAGTCCAGACAAATTGCTAAAACTTAACTTAGCAATGATTGACGATGTAGCCAAAGTTATGAGTGATTTTATGACAGACTACAAAAAAGAATGGGCAGACAAAGAAAAGGATGAACGTCCTAAAGTATTGTTTGTAATTGACTCATTAGGTATGATGTTGACGCCAACTGATGTTAAACAGTTTGAAGCAGGTGATATGAAAGGTGACTTGGGTCGTAAGCCTAAGGCATTAACGTCATTGGTTCGTAATACTGTCAATATGTTGGGAGAATACAATGTAGGACTAATGGCAACTAACCATACATATGCATCACAAGATATGTTTGATCCAGATGACAAGATTAGTGGCGGACAAGGCTTTATCTACGCAAGTAGTATTGTAGTTGCCATGCGTAAACTTAAACTAAAAACTGATGCAGATGGTAACAAAACATCACAGGTACATGGTATTAGAGCGGCGTGTAAAGTAATGAAAACACGTTATGCTAAACCTTTTGAAAGTGTACAAGTGGAGATTCCATATGAGACAGGAATGTCACCATATAGTGGACTTGTTGAGTTTTTAGAAGCAAAAGAGGTTCTTAAGAAAAGTGGCAATAGTTTAGAATATACTAGTCATGTAACTGGCGAAGTAATTAAAATGTTTCGTAAACCTTGGAATGCTAATAAAGATGGTGCTCTTGACCTAGTTATGACAGAATGGGATGACATCGCTGTTGACAAAGCAGCCGATGAACTAAATAACCAAGCTGATGACCAAGTATTAGAGGACAACGAATCATATGAAAATGAGTGAAACAGAACTATCTACGTTTATTGATATTTGGATTTCGTTAAAGCCTTACATTAATTCTAAAGATAGAGATTCTGCATGCGAAAAATATTTAGAACTGATTAATGAAAATTTACATGATTTAAGTGAAGTTGGTGATGAATGGTTTGGCTATGATAATACACTTGATAAATCACTCAAAGAAAACTTTTATAGTGAGCCCACTGGTGGTGACTATGAACAAGATGAGGATGACGACTGGTAATGAGCGCATGGTTTGGTAAAATACGCCAAGACTTAGCTAACATTATTCCTGCAATTGATTACTTCGAACTACAATTACAAGAAGCAAAACTTGAATGTGGTCTCAAAGGAAACGTTGAGAGACACAGTAGAGATATGCCTGGTATAGTAGAATATCGATTTAATCAGTTACAGGAACTAGAAGCTATACTTGAATATTTGAATATTGAAATGCGTAAAATACGCAATAAGCATTATCGCATATATTTGGAAGGATATAACAAGGCACTTTCAAGTAGAGATGCAGAAAAATTTGCTGATGGCGAAAGTGAAGTAATTGACCAACAACATATTATTAATGAGCTTTCATTAGTAAGGAACAAGTTTATGGGATTAGTTAAAGCACTTGATGCCAAACAATTTCAAATTAATAACATTGTAAAACTACGTGCAGCAGGTCTGGAAGATATTAGTTTATGAATTGGATGGAAATTGATAAGATACTTCATAGTATGATTTCCATCTATAGTGATAAAGAGTTGTTGTATAGTGATGTAAAGAAAAAATTTAAATGGACTGATAGCCAAGTAGAAGCGGCTGTTGGTCCATTGTTACGATATAGTAACTTAAAGAAAGTTGAAGAAATAAAGCCTAAGGCTAAACCCAAACCCAAAGCGAGGAAAGCAAAGAGAAAATGATTATAACAATAGCAAGTGATCATGGAGGTTACAAAACAAAACAAGCAATTAGTGAATGGTTAATGGACCAAGGACACAATGTTCGAGATTGGGGTTGTGATAGTGAGGAAAGTTGTGACTACCCAGACTTTGCTAAAGGTGTATGTGAACTTGTAGCGGATGGCGGCGCAGGCTTTGGTATCCTAGTGTGCGGCACAGGTATTGGTATGAGTATGACAGCTAATCGTAATCCAAAGATTCGTGCAGGGCTTTGTAAAGATACACATACTGCAATGCTTACAAGACAGCATAACAATGCAAATGTATTATGTTTGGGTGCTAGAGTAACTGATCCAGCTTGGATTATTAACATAGTTGACACCTTTCTCACTACAGAATTTGAAGGTGGCAGACACGAAAAAAGAATAGAAAAACTTTAAGAAAAAGGTTGACTACCAATACGTCTTACTATATGGTATAAGAGTAATAGCGGAGATGGTACATATGCTTTATTCAGTAATTGGCGGAACTAAAAAAGAACGTGCAGCGGTAACTGAAGCACTTTGGTTTGCTAAATCATATCTACTTCCCAAGCATCGTAAACTGACAGTTGATGTTGAAATTGCACCTGGATTAAGTGCTGAAGCAGATCTAATAGATGGTGATGATGATAGAGAATATGAACTAAGAGTTCGCAAAGGACTTAGCTACGAAGATTTAATTACTGCTATCTTTCACGAAATGGTACATGTAAAGCAGGCAGTACGTAAAGAGTTTCCAATGTTTGAGCCTAGTGACATTCCTTATTTTGATCGTCCTTGGGAGATTGAAGCATATGCTGAACAAGAAAAAATGTTAGAAAGTTTTAATAACAGTGTTGACACTAGGAACTCTTGATGCTATATATGATATATAGAAACAGCGAAACAAAGGAATACTAAATGATTCACTCAATGTTAGAAATCGAAATCCGTGACGCAATTGAAAAAGAAGAGAACCTTAATGAAGATGGTTCTATTAATTGGAGCTTCGTGGATGCAGATGCATACGCAGAATGTCGTTCTTTCTGGAAAGATGATGAACAGTTTTATGAATCATTTGATGAAATTGTGTCAGCTATTATTGCAAATGAAGAAGAAGTTGCTGTTGATACACAAATTGAAATGGCATTTTAAATGGGTAAACTATGGATCTTTGGTGATAGTTTCACAAACGCACCATTAGAAAAAAGAATGTTAGTAAATGACTTGGTGTTTATAGAAGAAACTAAAAAAGACTTTTCAATGACTTGGCAATCTTTATTATGTCAAAAACTTGGGTTGTCTGAAATTTGTAATCACGGTATGCCAGGGATAGGATTGGATTACATTCAATGGAGATATGTTCAAGAAAGATCTGATATTGATAAAGAAAATGACGTTATTATAATTGGACATACAATGCCTGCTCGCAGATGGTTTATACAAAAATCTCCAGAGCTTAGTAACTTTATTAATTTTATCAAAACAGATAGCACACTAAACGTAGAATATCTTAAAAAAATGACAGCACGTCATGATCCTGAAACAAGACAAAAGTCTCTTTATCAAGCAGAAGCAGCTAGGCAATATGTTATTAATATAGCTGATCCAGTAATGGAGGAATTGTACGGAGTATCTGTATTAGCGTATTTTAATATGCAACAGCATGAGGGGTATCAAATAATTAATATCCCAATTTATGAAAATAGTGAAGTAACTAAATGGAATAATAATTTTAATTCAATTGGAAATTTAAATTCAGTTAGTGCTAATGAATGGCAATCAGAAAAAAGAGATGAACAAAGTCTTTGGACAGCATTTATGGATATTTGCGGTGGAGCTGACGGCAGGGTTAACCATCTAATAATGGATAACCATACTATACTAGCTGATAAATTATTTAAAACCATAACAGAAAATGAAACTTTAGACTTGACAACAGGGTTTATTTCTAATATAGTTAATGCAACAAGTTACGACAGTAAATATGATGTTTATAAAATGAAACAGGTCCCTTAGCTCAGCTGGATAGAGCAAGTGCCTTCTAAGCACTAGGTCAGAGGTTCGAATCCTCTAGGGTCCGCCAGAATATGTACTCTTCTAGCTCAATTGGTTAGAGCAGAACGCTCATAACGTTTTGGTTACAGGTTCGAGTCCTGTGGGGAGTACCAATTATAAGGGTGTGGTGAAATGGTATCACGCTGGTCTCCAAAACCAGAAGCAGGAGTTCGATTCTCCTCACCTTTGCCAAAGTTTATGGTGCAGAGAACACCGCAGGAATAAACTGATAAGAGTAAACTGCAACGTTCTTTGTACAGTAGGAAAATCGTCGGAAGACTAGATAGTTAAAATCTATGCATAGTCATATCTAGCTTCGACAGGCGTTGGAAATTAATAGGAGTAATTACCTAGTGACCTTCCTGAATCCTACAAGTGTTAAGGTGAGGTGGCTGAGTGGCCGAAAGCGCCGGATTACTAATCCGGAGAACGTGCAAGCGTTCCGTGGGTTCGAATCCCACCCTCACTGCCAGATGCTCGCATGATGGAATGGTAGACATAACAGACTTAAAATCTGTGGCCGTAAGGCGTCCCGGTTCGAGTCCGGGTGCGAGTACCAAATTAACCCACGGATAAGTATTTTTATGAAAACTTGTCCAGATTGTAAAACAGAATTAGGTCATAACGATTTTTGTCCTAATTGCAGAGTAAAACGATAACGCCGCAATAGCTCAGTTGGTAGAGCAACTGATTTGTAATCAGTAGGTCCCGAGTTCGAATCTTGGTTGCGGCACCACAACAACAATGGATTAAATAATGTATAGAGTAACAGCATACTTCAAAGAACGTAAGGTTGAACAAGAGTTTCATGATGTGAACGATGCAATAGAGTATCGAGATGATGTTGATGCTCATTATCCTACAAAAGTAATATTTAGAAAGGTAATATCAATGAGAGAATGGGTATATAATTGTTGGAATGTAGTAATGGATTATGAGAAAAATCCACTAAGCAATATTCCTGATTTTAGTACACGCCATATGATTATGCAGGTATTAGCATGGATGTGGTGTATTGTATTTGCTATCATCGTAGGTAGTATGTGGGCAGGAATTTTTAGTATGGTGTTACATGCACTATTACTAGGTGCTATTGCAATTACAGTAGCAACATTTGAAACAGCCAAACGTAAACCAAATATGTTTGGCGCATATAATAGCCGCGGTTTAGGCGGCGAACACGAGTAAAGGAGAAAACAATGAGTATGAGCGCACAATTAGTAAAAGCAGCACGTATGCACGCCGAAGGTGAACTAGAACGTGCAAAAACCAACATCATGGTGTATATGCATCAAAGTGTAGGCATAGGCGAACATAGCGATATTGTTGAGGCTATTCAAGAAGAACTTGATAAAATGGCCGCGGCAACTGATCGTATTGAAATGTTAAATGTACATTTTAGCTAATTTAGCTAAAATAAAGAAAAGATATTAATTGTAGATGGCTAATATTACAGAACTAGGTCAAGTTAGTAACAATATTTCTTTATATGATAAGTGTGTTATTGGTCTGGACAGAGATGGTGTAATTAATGTGGACCGAGGAACTTACACATTTAGATCTGCTGACTTCCAGCCAATACCTGGTAGTATAGAAGCAATAGCTAGGTTACGCAATGCAGGACATAAAATTGTAATCATTACTAATCAAGGTGGTATTGAAAAAGGTTTGTTTACTCCAGCTGATGTAGATAAACTTCATGAGTATATGTTTGAACTTCTAGGGAAGGCTGGATGCAGTAGTATTGATGCACTATATTATAGTACTAGTAGTCGAAAAGACGATATTTACGCTAAACCAAATTTAGGCATGTTTCAGCGTTGCCAAAAAGAACATCCACATATAAAATTTAAAAGTGGATTATATGTTGGAGATAAACTTTCTGACATGAAAGCCGCTGTTAAGATAGGAGCTCGACCAATTTTAGTTAGAACTGGTTATGGAGAAGCTACAGAAAAGGAACTTCATAAATTTACGTATCGTTCTATTGCAAAGAAAGTATCAGTGGTTGACTCACTAAGTGCATTAGCTGATGCTATTACGTAGGAATTAAGATGTCTTATAATGAATTTAAAAATAAAGAAAATAATAAAACTGCATCTATTAGCATAATGGATGATGAAGTATTAATGCTAGTTTGTTATGAAAATAATGAATATATTGGAACTATACATTATCCTGATAATAGTTTTCATTATGTAAAGGATGCAGCTAACAATTATATTAACGGTATTTTAACCAATGAAGTAGTAAGAAAACATTCAGTTGAATATGCCAATCAAATAAGGAAAGTAAATGATTAAAAAATATTTGTACATGGCTCTAGGCTTTTTATGTCTAGGTATGGCCTACGTTGGAGTTGTAGTACCAGGGATACCATTTAGTATCTTCTTGGTTATTGCAGCTTGGGCATTTGCTAAGTCTAGTAAACGTATGCACGATTGGTTATACAATCACAAATACTTTGGCCCGTTTTTAACTAATTGGGTAGAGAAAAGAGTATTTCCAACCAAGGGAAAATATGCAATGGTAATTGTGATGTCATCATCACTTGCATTTCTTTGGTTTACTACTGGCAATATTATGGCAGTTGTATGGAGCGGTGGGTTTATGGCACTGGTCGCAATCTGGGCGTGGAGATATCCAGGCACAGTTGCTGAACAAGAACGCAGAACAGCCGCTGGTGAAAAAATAGCTTGGATACGTTAGAGGTAAGAACTCCAACTATGATGTTGAATATTCATATCTAGTTGTTTACGTTTATTAACAAGATCGTAATAATCAGGCGCATACGGAACTTTGATTGGTTTCATATGCGTCTTGTCACCTTTATTATGATTACATGGTCCACATGCAGCTACAATATTTTCCCATGAAGTGTTACCGCCTTTACTTAACGGTATAACATGGTCTAAGGTTAAATTCGCTTTGGAATATGGAGTATTACAATATTGACAAGTGTAAGTGTCTCTAATATATAAGTTGGCTTTTGAAAATCTAGGACGAGCTCGCCGTCGCTGCATTTCTTTAAGCATCATCACAGCCGGGACTCGAGTCTCCCACTTTTCTGATCTTACCATCCAATCATCATACCATTCTAGTACATGTACTTTATCAAGCCAAAGGTATGTAATTGCTTCTTTCCATTGAATTGCGCTAATTGGAAAATATGAAATCGGTTGTGCGTCTGCATTTAGTAACAGAGTATCTGCCAAGTGATGTTCCTTCTAATTAATTATATTTATTTTTTAAAAAAGTTCACTTTTATTGTTGACACCAAGACGTATTGGTGTTAGAACATATACATAAGTTAAACAAACGGAGTTGAATATGACACAGTTTAATAAAGCAGATTTTAGCTACCATGGCGGATACTTAATGTACACAGGCGATTATGAAGGTCGTCCAGTTTATGAAGCAGGTAAAAATGTTCACCCCAGTAATGTTGGACGTGGCATTGATTTGTTTATTGCACGTTTCAAGTATTCAGGAACGCCATTTACTAAAGCTAAATTCCTTGCACAACTTATTAAAAACTTCACAGTTGAAGAGTATGTAGCTGAGAGAGCAAAAGATGGTCTTGACAGCTCACCATTACAAATCCTTAAAAACAAAAATGAGGACTGGTATTACAAAGTGATGTTTGCTTTCAAAGCAAAGCAAGAAGCTCGCCGAGGTTATACTAGTCCACATTGTGCATACGATTACGCCTAATAAAATAAGAGGTTGACACCGAGATATATCGGTGTTAACTTGCACGTAAGTTAAACAAAAAGGAAATGAATATGTATACCCTAGCAGTTTTTAAAAACGATGCAGAAAATATTTTCCATATTTGGACTACTTCTCAAGTTAACTGGCGTAAAAATGTTAATGTAACCAACTTGTATAGTAAAGCTAAAGATGCACTATCAGGTAAAGACAATTCACAAGGTAGTGCAAGTAGTAGCTTGTTTCGTGTAGCAATGTGTACAAACCAAACAGATTGGGACGTAGACTACGTTGAACTAGGAGACGTAAGTATAGACGAATCAAAAGCACAAGCAGAAATTTACGCTAAACTGTTAGAAGATGAAGGTTATACTTGTATTAGTCGGCATCCTCGGTTCCGGACACAAACTGGAGAATATGCAGGAAGTAAATGGCGTGCCACAAAGATTCAAAATTTAAGGTATGCCCAAGTTAAAAATCATGCAGTTAACATGTTGCAAGATTGTTTTTACAAAGGTGAAGTAGACCGGACTGCTAATCGTATTTCAAATTTTGCACTTAAAGTAGACAGTGAAATTTTAAACATTAGTCAAATGTGGCAACATGTTTATAATGAATATGCATAATGGAACCTGAGTACCTAAGTGTTGGAGAAGCAGAACGTGATCTCCAACACACATTTACCACTAGCTTTAAAAAGCCAAGCACTATAAAAGTCGTAATATACACTATTATATTATTGACATTAATATTTCCAGTGCTATTATAAAAATAAGAAAAAATAAGGATAAGAAAATGACAAAGCGACAAAAACCAACATATAACACTCAGCAGATCCTTCAATTAGCCATCTATGTTGACAAAGCACAAGGTTTTGTTAAGAGCGGTTATGGTTATTATGATCAAGAAAATGCTACTATGATATATGATAATAAAACAACTATTATGAATTATATCAATGGCGAAGCAGAAATGCCAGAAATTGATCAGGATATAATGACACAAGTTGAAGAAATTATTGAAAGTTTTAAATTAGAATTAATTGGCAAGAAAATGTCAGGACGCATTAATGACTTTGAAACAAATGTTTTACAAAGCATCAGTAATGAAACTGTTGAGGCATTTGGTGTTGCTGTACTAGCAAGTTTGCCTAATAGTTTTAGAGTACAGTCTAAACGACAAACACTTGATGAATGGTTTGATGCACATCGTAAAACTAGTGAATTCGTTGGTGTTATTGGGGATCGTATTAAGCTCGCTGTACATATTAAAGATGTTAAATTCATTAGTAAGTATTCAATACACTTGGTAACTTGTGTTGATAATAATAAAAATATTATTAAATTCTTCTTTAATAAAGAGCCTGATATTTCAGGTATTATTGAAGGGAAAGATGCTATGCTTACTGGTAAAGTTAAAACACATGATATTAGTAAATTTAGTGACTGTAAAGAAACAGTATTCAATTATGTTAGGATACAGCAATGAAACAAGAAATTATTAATACCAGAGATGGTTTAAAAATAATTGTCATTGATGATTTGTTCAATTTCAATGATAGAACCTTAATGATGAATATAATATACCAATCTGATTTTAGGTTTGCCACATCCTGGGATAGCCAAGTTACTGACTTTAAAAGTGCAAGTACATTGGGCGTCCAGTGGAATAAAGAAAAATGGGATAACTTTGGATTAGAACGTCATCCTAACTGGAAACATATAAGGTCACATCTTGATAGTAGAACACAACAACGTGCTTGGATAAACTTACATACTGGCAGGGAATTATATCGATATCATGTAGACCATATTGAGCCAAATTCAATGAGTATGCTGTTTTATCCAAATTTAAAATGGGATCCAGACTGGGACGGTCAAACTATTTTTAAATCTAAGGATTTAAAAAATATAGAATACTGTAGTGAATATGTTCCTGGAAGAATGGTATTATTTGATACTCGTATACCACACAAAGCCGTGCATCCTAATTATGAAGCGGTGGGATTTAGAGCAATAATTAATGCAGTTTTTTATTAAAATACAAAAAAACAGTTGACATATAATACAGTGATGCTATTATATACATATAGTTAATGCAAAACGGAGTGAGAACCATGCAGCAAGTGTTAGTACATAACGGAACATATCGTAACGAACCAGTAACTGAACGAGTTTTTAATCTAACAAAAGATTTTCGTAACGGTGCAAGCGGTGCGTATATTACAGTAGACGGAACTGACCAAATTAATATGCCAGATCGTAATGTAAGAATTGGTGTGTCAGATAAAACTTGTTTTTCTTTAATGTCAGAAACTGGAGAGCCACAAGTAACTGTTCCAGAAATAACTGAAACAGATGATCAAATAATTGAACGTCTGCGTGAGCGTTTTCAAGTACTAGAAGATATGAGCTATGCATCATGTGATGGTGTAGTACGTGGAATGGTTGTTACAGGCCCTCCAGGCGTAGGCAAATCATACGGTGTTGAAAAAGTAATGCGTGAAGCTGAAACTATGAACAAACTAAGTGGAGGTGCAGAATCAACTGGACGCAAGTTTGGAATGGAAAAAGGTGCAGCAAGTGCCATTGGTTTGTACAAGCTACTATTTGAATATGCAAATGCAGGAAGTGTACTTGTACTAGATGATTGCGATAGTGTACTGTATGATGAAACTTCGCTTAACTTGTTAAAGGCAGCATTAGACAGTAGCCCAAAGCGGTTCCTAAGCTGGCGTAGCGAAAGCCGTGTACTGCATAACGAAGGAATTCCAGATAAGTTCGAATTTAAAGGAAGTATTATCTTTATTACTAACCTTAAGTTTGAGAAAACACGTGGTAAGATTAAGGATCACTTAGATGCTATTATGTCACGTTGCCACTATTTGGACCTTACACTGGACACAATGCACGAAAAGTGGTTGCGTTGTAAGCAGATTGTTTCAGATGGCATGCTAGATGAATACAACTTCCCTCAAGACGAAAAGCAGGACATGTTGAATCACATACATGATAACCGTACTAAGCTACGTGAGATGAGCTTGCGTATGGTACTTAAAATTGCCGATCTCAAGAAGATGAACGGTGTAAAGTGGAAACGTTATGTGGAAATGACCTGCATGAAGCGAGGTTAACGGAAAATACTAATTGACTAGGACTCCTCTGTCTGCACTCTCACTCAAGTCAATTAGTATAAGGAGGGGGCTAGTATTTACTAGTCCCCTCATCTTATTAACGATTGACACATTTATTTAAAAAGCGTATAATAATATTATGAAAACTAAACTGATTATCAAAGACGAAGTAAATTGTAAGTTTGAAGGTCTTGAGCTCAGCACTCGTAAGAAGTTAGAAAAAGAACTTAAATTTATGTTGCCACATGCCAGACATGTTCCTGCTTACAAACTAGGACGTTGGGATGGTTGTGTTGGGTATTTTACTATGGGAGGAAATACATTTATTAGTTGCCTTCCCAAGTGTTTGCCAATTATTCAAAATGAGGGTTATGAAATTGAAATACAAGACGAACGTGAAGCTCATGATTTGTCTTTTGAATTAGTAACAGAAGAATTGTTTTCAGATAGAGTATGGCCAGATAAACATCCAGCGGCTGGTCAGCCTATTACACTCAGAGACTATCAGGTTGAGATAATTAATCAGTTTTTACAAACACCACAATGTTTACAAGAGATTGCCACAGGTGCAGGCAAGACCTTAATTACAGCGGCTCTGAGTTACAAAATTGAAGCATACGGACGCAGTATTGTTATCGTGCCCAACAAGGATCTAGTAACACAGACAGAAGCTGACTACATTAACTTAGGTTTAGATGTAGGTGTGTACTTTGGTGACCGTAAAGAGTTTGGTAAAACACATACCATTTGTACTTGGCAAAGTTTAAACATTATGGAAAAGCGTTTCCGTGATGGTGAACAAGACTGGGGGTTGCATGCATTTGCAGAAGGTGTAGTATGTGTTATGGTAGACGAAGTACACCAAGCAAAAGCAGATGTACTTAAAAAACTACTAACAGGTGCATTTAGTAATGTTCCAATACGTTGGGGGTTAACTGGTACAATACCCAAAGCAGAACTTGAACGACTGAGCTTAGAGGTAAGTTTGGGGGAAGTGGTAAATAAACTTAGTGCAGCTGAATTACAAGACATGGGTGTGCTAGCACAATGTGAAGTTAATGTATTACAACTTCAGGATACTGTAGCGTATGGCGATTATCAAAGTGAGCTTACTTACTTAACTACTAATAAAGAACGATTAGACTATATGTCAGGTATTATTAAAACAATGTCCGAGTCAGGAAATACACTTGTATTAGTTGACAGAATCAAAGCAGGTGAAGGACTAGTTGAACGACTGGGAGATGATGTTGTGTTTATTAGTGGTAGTATGAAAAGTAAGGATAGAAAAGACGAATATGATGAAGTAGCTGATGCAACTGGTAAAATTATCGTTGCAACCTATGGGGTTGCCGCTGTTGGTATTAACATCCCTAGGATTTTTAATTTAGTCCTTTTTGAACCTGGAAAATCTTTTGTTCGTGTAATTCAAAGTATCGGTAGAGGTATTCGAAAAGCACAAGATAAAGACAGTGTTCAAATCTGGGATATAACGAGTAGTGCAAAATTTAGCAAGAGACATTTGACTGAGCGAAAGAAATTTTATCGAGAAGCCAAGTATCCCTTTCATATAGAAAAGGTGAATTATAAATGACAAAAATACTAACTGTGGAAAATCAAATGTATGATTTAGATTTCGTACCAGAAGAAATCGACGACATACGTTACTGTGTATTAGATTATAGTGATGCAAAAAATGCTGATTATATTTTTGTGCCATTGGTATTCTTAGAAAGTTTTAATAGCCCAGCCGCAGTTTTAAAGATTGGACAACGTACTGTTAAAATACCATTAGATTGGAGTTTAATTGTATGTGACCCAATGGTAGGTGATCCAGAAATATTACCAGTTACTAGCTTAAATGATAGAGGATTTAAAGCATTTGTTTTTAATCCAATTACTGGGTTCCTACCGAGCTTTGATCAAGTTGAAATTGTTAACTTGTATCAGGAAGTCAAGTGGTATTTCCCCAAACTAAAGTTTGGGCATATCCTTGCAATTCCACTTGAAGAAGGCGACAATCCACAATGTGCCTACTTTGTAAAAGACACCAACAAGGTACCTGATGTACTGAGTACAGAAGACCTTTGGTAAAACAAATGATGTTATAAGGAGAAAAAAATGACAAATCATGAAAAAATTGAAGAAGCATTTCGTACATATCTAGCAGAATCTGAAAACTTTGAAGTAAAAGGTGTTAAGGCATCATCTGCTCGTGCTCGTAAAGCACTAAGTGAAATGGGAAAATTAGCTAAAGAAAGACGAGCAGAAATCCAAGCAACTGTTAATGCTCGCGCCGAGCCTTACTAAAAATGAGTGGACAAAGGCGATGGCTTAAATTGTGGGCGAGAACTGTGGGTATGCCTGTTGGACTCAATGATGATGACAAGCCAGAGTTTTTGCCTATTACACAGACAGACGTTTTAAAAGCACTTGCTTTTAGAACGTTCTGGATTGTCTTGCATATTGTTACATGTGGCTTTATAATAGTAGGTAACAGTAAAACAATTGGATTATGGTAATGACAAAAAAGACATGTGATGCATTCTTTTGTAGTAATAAAACACCAAAGAAATATCGCTATTGCTACGATTGTGCTAGAAGTAGAGGGCTAGTAGGAAATAATGGTATAGGTATTTTTGGCTGGTTTGTGATTATTGTAATTGTAATAACGGTGTTTGGATGAGTAAACTATCTATCAAAGAAGAGATGCGGGCAATTGATTGTCGTGTTAAAGGTTGGTGGGAAAGTCTTACTGAAGAAGAAGTTAAAAAAATTAGTCCATTTGTCTTAATGCGTTGGACCAGTGCAGTACAATCTTCTAATTCAGATATCGAATTTCATTATATTGCATTAGTAAATGAACTAGTAAACAAGCATTATAATATTGTACGTCATCATCCTGAATTACAGTTTAAGTTGTTACAGTGTGTTGGTCTTGGGGTGTCACAATACCATAAATGGATACCTCCTGGAAAACAAAAGAAACAGTCAATGGGTAAGTTATATAATTGGTTAAGTGAATTATACCCAACATATAACGATGATGAACTTGAGCTACTAGTGAGCACAAATGAAATATCTGATTTTAAAAATATAGCAGAACAACTGGGATTAACCAAAAAACAAATTAAAGAGATCTTTAAAAAATGAATATTAGTGCAGAGGAGTTAGTTGCGTTGGCAGGATCTATAAAAAATACTCCTGGTGCATTTAAGTGCGAATACTGTAATAAAAGTTTTAAAAGAGAAGGAACTATGTTAGCTCATAGTTGTGAGAAAAAGAGGCGTTGGCAACAAAAAGACGATAAGGAAACACTTGCAGGGTTTTCAGCATTTGATTTATTTTATCGTATTAGTATGGGAAGCAAAGGAAAAGATTACAAGTCTTTTGTAGATAGCCAATACTATACAGCGTTTATTAAATACGGAAACTGGTGCTATAATAGTAATGTTATTGATATTGAAGCATATACTAGATGGCTAATAAATAAAGAAGTTAAATTACGTGATTGGGCAAGTGAACGTTTTTATTTAATGTTTATCAAAGACTTTGTTAAACGTGAAAGTGTAGAACGTGCATTAGAACGTTTTGTTGAGTATGCTATAGCCACTGGGTACTTTGAAGAATTTTGGGAACGTGCAAGCGGTTACTTAATTGCAGATTGGATCGAGGGTGGAAAAATATCTCCTTGGATTATAATATGTAGTCAACGAGCACAAACCGCACTAGGTAATATGCCAAGTGAATGTTTCGAGAGAATTGCTAATTGTATAGATGCAGATTATTGGGGGAATAAAAGAACAATGAATCCTAAAGATGCATATTTTGTAGAAGAAATGATAGATGGAATTAAATTTTAATGGATATTGATATTGATTTTGCAGATAGACAGTTAGCGTTAGATGTTCTTAGGAACACACCAGCTAGGCTTAAGAACAAAAAACATAATACAGGTGTGTACTTTCATAATGTTCCAACAGATCCATTTACTGGCTTGTGTACTGTTGAACACACAAAAGCAGACGAAGCTGGATTTTTTAAACTTGATATGTTAAATGTTAGTATATATAAAGACGTCAATGATGATGACCACTTGACGCATTTAATAGAAAGGGAAACAGTATGGCAACTACTGGAGCACAAGGACTTCGTCGACAAAGTATTTCATCTGTCAGGGCACGATATGCTCTTAAAACAATTGAAGCCGCAATCGGTAGAACAATTGGCGGCAGCACTAGCGATTATACGACCAGCGAAAAGACACCTGGCAAACAAGCCTTGGCCGTATATAATGGAACACGTTTGGCTAAAGCCAAAAAATAATGACTATTATTTTAAAAAAGCCCATGCAGTAAGTTATGCAATGGCAGTTATCGTGCATATAAATCTTATATGCGAACAGTTAGGATATTAATATGAATCAAACTAGATTTGTAGATGACATCAATGATGTGGGGTTCACTGTACATCAAGATGTGTTTGATAAAGATTGTATTTCTGAACTCAATCAATACGCAAGTACATTTGCACCTGAGCGTGGACATACAAAAGATCTAAAGTGGTGGGGCTGGAATCAGATTTCTGAACAAATTGAAAAAGGTAAAAATCCACATAACGAAATTGATTGGGCTTACTTCTGGACAGCTGAACCCAAGGGCAACAATTTTATTGACAATATTATTAAGCCTGAGTTAGGTAAATGTGCAGATGCTGCATTTGGAGAAAATAATTGGGAATGGTATATGTGTGACTTTATTGTGTTACATCCTGGCATGAACTTTATTAGACCACACATTGATACACCGTATAGATTTAAAGAATTTAAATATGCAAAAGGATTATTAGGATTACAGTTTATGGTAATGCTATGTGATTTCACACCGGATAATGGTGCAACTGGTTATGTTCCTGGATCACACAAATACATTTATGATTATTATCAAGACCTATATGTAAAAAATGCACATTTTGATATATTCTTTCAGGATAATTATAAACAACATACTGCACCTAAAGGAAGTTTTGTATGCTGGCATCCACGAGTTTTGCACAGTAGTATGCCCAATAAATCGGATGGTATTAGACGTGGATTACTTCTACACGCTGCTGAAAAACAGACTGCTAGACGGCTTAAAACAGTTGATCCTCAAAAGAATCAGAGTTTGCGTACTAGCTGAATATTTCTTCGTTTAATACGTTTTTGTATGATGTTACTTAAACTTATTATTGGTCCGTGCATAACTTCAAAATCTTTACCGCTAAATGTAACTAGTGAACTCCTATAATGTTCAAATGCTGATTTAAAAATAATGTTAATGGGGATCATTCTATTTGTCCCCCACCACCATTCGTCTCCTAGATCTAAAAAATTTTGTTTAAGTTCTAGAGTTTTAATTTTATTATAATCATACATACTAGCTAAGTTATTGTCAATATTTTGAATAATTCCGATATATTCATTTCCACCATATTTAACTAGTGTTAAAAATGGAAAATCGTCTAATAAGTGTTGATACTTTATTGGTATTTGGCTCATACTAATACTTAGCACATAAATAATACTGGAGAATGTCAATGAGTTATCAAGCAACAGCATACAAATATAATCAAAGAGGCGAAGTATTCGTCCCTAATAGAACAGGTACGACATATAATATACCTAGTAATCATAAAAATTTTATAGTTTACGCAGGTTATGATTCTGATATAGAATTTTTTGTAATTGGATCTGACAGAAAGCCAGTTGATGTTAACAATATAACATTAAATGTAAAAATTATTCATCGTACAAGCCGTGTCGTAGTACTTACAAAAGCACTACAAATTACTTCTTATGAAGATGGACGAGCTTTATTAAAATTAACCGCAGCCGAAACATCAATACTTGGGTCTGCATTATATGATATGGTATTAACATTCACAGATAGTGCAAATAGAACATTTAGTATGCAAAGCGATCAAAATAACAGAATTGGTTATGTATTAGAAAGTAAATTAAATCCAGCGGCTGGTGCTAGAACTACTGTGGAAAATACTTTTTTTGCTACTAGTGGTAATGAGTATTGGGGAGGTGATCTTGCTTCAACAACTCAATCTTTTAATACCATTGGTAACCAGAATATGGTAGTTTCTTCAACTTCTTATACTGGCGTACTAAAAGTACAAGCTACGTTAGCTCCAAGTCCACAACCAGCGGATTGGCTTGATGTTCCAAATATCAATGATACATTAACTTCATTTACTGGGGATACATTATTTCAATGGACGGGAAGATATGCATGGGTTCGATTAGTTCATACTCCTGATTCAGAAAATAATACAGGAACAGTTGACAAAGTAACTTATTCAAACTAGAATACAACTATGGAAGTATTAACTTTTTTAAAGCAACAGATACCGTCTGGCTGGAAACAAACTCCTAGTGGGTGGATAAGTGGCAACTGTACCATGTGTAATAAACGTGGGCATAGTCCAGATAAGCGCAAACGTGGCGGTATTATATTCAGTGAAGATAAGTTTAGCTATAATTGTTTTAACTGTGGCTTTAAAACTGGCTGGAGTGTTGGGTCACGTATTGGTGATAAACTTGCTGAATTACTACAAACATTTGGTACAGACATGGCTCAGATTCAGCGTGTTAACTTTGAAATACTTAAACAGGAAAAAGAATCAGATATAGCTGGACAATTTTTAAATACACAAAAAGAAAAAGTTGTTTGTCTAGATTGGCAGTTAAAAGATTTGCCCATGGATGCGGTTCGTATTGGTGAGGTTGATGTCGCTGAGTTAAATGATGATAAGTTAGATAAATTAACCCGAGCATGCACTTATCTAGTAGAACGTGGCTTGGATCATTATGAACATTGGTATTGGTCTCCACATATGCATTTTGCAAGTAGAGTAATTTTACCATTTTATTATAAAGGAAAGATAGTAGGATATACAGCAAGATGGTGTGGGAACGATCGACCAGATAAAATGCCAAAATACTATAACCAAATGCCTAGTAATTTTGTATATAATTTGGATGAGCAAGAAAAACATCAATATGTTATTGTAACAGAAGGACAACTTGATGCACTTCAAGTTGGCGGAGTTGCGCTAGCTGGAAACACACCTAATGACACACAATGCGCTATTATTAATCAATTAGGTAAACAAGTTGTGTTGTTGCCAGATTTTGACGCTGCTGGTAAAGAAACAATTGAAATAGCAATTAAACACGGCTGGGCTGTAAGTTTTCCTCCCTGGGAAGATGTTAAAGATGCATGTGATGCAGTAAACAAATATGGAAGATTATTCACAGTCAAGAGTGTATTAGAAAGTGTCGAGACAAGTAGCACGAAGATTAAGATCTTGGCAAAGTCAAGATGCAAATAGTATAGAGTATTTAGATATGAAACATGTTAGTGCGTACACTGATTTACAAAGTTGTTGGACTAAATATTTTGCTTGGTTACCAAAGCGTAGCGATGGTAACGACAAGTTTATTTGGTTGACATCTTACTACGAATACGCTATAACTATGGATATGAATGGCGCAGTGCCAATTAAAGGCACCGCTTGGCGAATGATCTATACTCGGGAAGAATACATCACAAAGAAGTTGCAAGGAGATATGAATGAGTGAAGATTACAGCGCAGACCTACAACAGTTATACTTGGAGTTCTTATTGGCTGACAAGGATCTGTTTGTGCGGTGTAATGCTATCTTAGAAAGCAGTTACTTTGACAGACAATTCAGAGACACAGTAGATTTTATACAAAAACATGCAGATGAATACAACGATGTTCCCATGCTAGAGCAAGTTAAAGGCGTAGCTGGTGTTGAAATATCTGATGTGCGAGACAAACTAACCACAGAACATAAAAATTGGTTTATGGATAACTTTGAACAGTTCTGTAGACACAAAGCGTTGGAAGCAGCAATTCTAAAAAGTGCTGATATGTTAGAGAACAAAGAGTATGGTACAGTAGAAGGCATCATCAAAGCGGCAACAGAGATTGGACTTGCTAAGAACTTTGGTACAAACTATTGGGATGATCCTGCAGGACGCATTCAAAGCATCAAAGACAACAGAGGACAGAATAGTAGTGGCTGGGAGACATTTGATAGAGTATTGTATGGTGGATTTAATCCAGGCGAATTAAACATCTTTGCAGGTGGTAGTGGTAGTGGTAAGAGTTTGTTTATGCAGAACTTAGCACTAAACTGGGCGTTGCAAGGTAAAAACGTTGTGTACATCAGTTTAGAACTTAGTGAAGAACTGTGTGCTATGAGATTGGATGCTATGCTTACAGGCATGAGCACCAAAGACGTAATGAAGAATAGTAGCGATGTTGAGTTACAAGTTAAGATGGCCAGTAAGAAAGCAGGTAAACTACAAGTAATACAAATGAAGAATGGTACTACTGTTAACGACATCAAAGCATACATGAGAGAATATCAGATACAACACAACTTGCATGTTGATGCACTACTGGTTGACTATTTGGATCTTATGATGCCAGTTACAGTTAAAGTTAATCCAAGCGATCAATTTATTAAAGATAAATTTGTTAGTGAAGAATTGCGCAATTTAGCAACTGAGCTGGGCATATTATTTGTAACTGCATCACAGTTAAACCGTGGTGCTGTTGATGAGATTGAATTTGATCATAGCCATATTGCTGGAGGTATTAGTAAGATCAATACAGCAGATAACTTAATTGGTATCTTTAGTAGCAGGCCAATGCGAGAGCGTGGTAGAGTACAAATACAATTTATGAAAACACGTAGTAGTAGTGGAGTTGGTAGTAAACTAGATTTATCGTTTAATATTGATAGTTTACGGATACAGGATTTAGATGAAAGTGAACGTGATGATCCAAATAGTGACACTACAAGCATATATCAAAAATTAAAAACAAAATCAACTATTGAAGCAGGAGAAAGCGTAACAGAAAATAATATGACAGCTGATCCACAAATAAATCCAACTGACAGACTTAAAAGTTTATTAAGAAAGAGCGAGTAATATGAGATTGATCAGCAACACTGAACTAGATTTACTTAACAATGATCCAGTAAGACCTCATATTAATAAAATAGACATAGGTAAACAAGTATATGTATTAGATGACTTGACAGCCGTAATATGTATATGCTACTGTACGGACATACCAACTAATGAGTTAGAGTTGGAAGAATATCGTGACGATACTGGAACGGTTGCAGTAGCATATACCGTATGGAGTAGTAAAAAAGGTGCAGGTAGAACCATCGTTAATAATTTATTGGGTATAGTAAAGGAAAAACATGTAAAAAAATTGGTTACATTAAGCCCATTAACAGATATGGCGGAACATTTTCATATTAGTAATGGTGCAAAGTTAATTGGCAAAAGTGATACTTGCCAAAACTTTGAATACGCAGTTTAGTGTTGAAGCAAAGGTGCAGTGTACCTTATCTTTTATATATGTGGTCCTGAACTATTAACCTGTAGTAGGCCAATTTAAGCGTTGGTGAATTAATCTTATCGTTAACGGATCCTATGTTCTAATACCAGTTTCTGCAATTGCCATAAGTGCTAATCACCAATGCCTCAACTAAACTTATTTAACTTAACTTTAACTAAATAGTGTTACAATGAAAAGAAAAACTAGATCTTTACTGGAAGAAATTAATTCTATGTCACCCAAGCGTGACAAGAAGCAAATTGTTGAGAGTAATGCACAACAAGTAATTGGTACAGCAATACATCTTATTGATTTAATAAATGAATCGTTCGACGAAGAAACAGCTAACGACCTTAACAAACGTTTAATTAACAGTATTAGAGCAAAAGACCCACGTAAGTTTCAACGAGGTATTGGTAAAGTATTATGAAAGTAGCTGATATAATTGTTGGCGAAAAGTCACGTAAAATACGTAACAAGCGCCAAGTAAGAATCAATGGAAATAGTTTACTGGCTAAAAGTGGTAAACATGCTATTAAACGTCTTAGTGAAAAAAATGCAATACCTGGTTCACTAGAAGTACCACATGAAATTATGCCAAGTTTGGTAAAAATAATTAACAGCGTTCTAGCAAAAACTAATAGCACAGGCATACCCATTGGAAGTGGCGCAACTCCTATACCCGGAGAGACCAGTGGTGATATAGACATAATTGTTGATGTTAATGATCTTAAAAAGCACTTTAAGATGGAAGACCAAACTGATGGAGTTATTAGAAAAAAGCTAAAACAATTATTTGATTTAGCTGGATTTCAAACAGTACAAACTGGTGTTATTGTTCATGTTGGACTTAACGTAAAAGGTAACTTATATCAAGCAGATGTTATGGTTGTACCTAATGCAGCCAATGCGGCACAATTTCATACACACAATATTCCAAAAGGCAGTCCTTTCAAAGGTACTAACAAGCATCAGCTGCTGAGTATTATTGCTAGAGAAAAAGGTATGCTGTGGAGTAACTATGTTGGNTTNTTTAAACGTTTACCAAACGGNAAAAAAGATCCNAANGGATTTATTACNAGNGANATTAATAAAATTGCACANTTATTATTNGGTCCAAANGCAAAACCACGGTTGACATGGGNAGNGTAGAAGCTATAGTANCAGNATTAGGCGATGCAGGACANNACCTGTTAGCAAACATTAGAGCAAATGATCCTAACTGGAAAGAAAAAACTAATGAGACTGCAATCAATCCTTAAAGAATCTACCTCTAAAGGTAGAGAGTATAATCATTTAGAAGACCTTGTATTTTTTGAAGGATCCAGTGGTGCATTTAAAGCAGCACAGTTACTAACACGTCTTGGACAGGATACTGGTGATGTTAGTATTAAATGGGATGGCAGTCCAACTATATTTTGGGGACGTCAACCAAATGGTACATTTGTATTAGTAGGCAAAAATGGTTGGGGTAAGCGTATGAGTACCACACCAGAAGATTTATCAGATTATATTTTAAATACTGGAAAAGGTGAAGATTGGCGTAAAGAATTTGCAGCAGGCATGAGTTCTCTTTTTGCTATTATGGAAGATAGTACTCCTGCTGATATGCGTGGATATGTGTATGGAGATCTATTGTTCCATCCAGGAAAGCCAGCAGTTAAAAATAAAGATAGTATAACATTTAAGCCTAATAATGTAACATATACTGTTGACAGTCAAAGCCCATTGGGACAAAAAATGTCTAAAAGTAGTGTTTGTGTAGTAGTACATACTTGGCATGATGCATTTGGTGACAAGGTTGGAACGCCAATTAAAGCACCAAAAAAACTTAATAGTGAGTTAGTAACAGTATTAGGACAAACATATGTTACCCAAACTCCTGCTATAGATACTAGTGCAGTTGAAAGTATTGTAAACACAACACGAAACAATAGCACTAAGATTGATAATTGGCTAGCACCAGAACAAGGATTGAGTAGGAAAGATCAAATACTTTATACCTATGTTAATCAAATGACTAAGATGGGCAAACTAGACCAGATACGTAGTGGATTTTTTGATTGGCTTAAACAAAGTAAAGTAAGTCCAGGCCAACAAACTAAGTTAATGTCTAATGACAGTCAAGGACTTGATATTATATTAGATTTAGTTGCACAAATACAGACAGCAAAAAATAATATAATTGATCAATTAGATGCTACTAGCACTGATGTTAAAGCAGTGACTGGTAATAAGCCAGGCGGCGAAGGATATGTAGTTACTAGGGATAAAATTAAGCTAGTACCTAGAGATAGATGGACACCAGTTCAAGTTGGATAAATATTATTATGGAAAAATATACAGCAAAACAATGGTCTGAAATTCAAGGTGGACATACTATGTCCAATAATCAAGAAACTAAATTTGGATTTATATCAGATCTTAATGAAAGTAGAATGTATCGTACTAAGCAAAGTGTAGTTGGTACTAATGCTAGAGATATGGCAGACTTTGCATTTATGAATATGCTTGCTGTTTATATTTTAAGTAAAGAATATGATTTTGCTCCAGCTATGCAAGGATATGCTAAACGTACTATGATGTTTGGTAATTTTACTGCATATAGACAAACTGGTACTGATCTATATATTGCTCTTAATAGTTTACAAAATAATAGTAGCGGTACTGGCGATAAAGATAAAATACAAAATAGTAGAATTAGTTTGCCTGATCAGAAAATTAAAGTATTTTTAAGACAAATAATGACTGGCAGACCAGTGTTAAATCCATCAGCATTTTTTCTTGCACTAGAGCGGGGACTTGATGTACAAAGTTCTAACTATAGAAGTGTTAGGAGATTAGCACAAGACTGGGATAGATTAAATGGTATGCAAAAAAGTTTAGTAGTTACTCGTATGCTACAGTTTTTTAGATCTAAAGCATTGCGTAGTGAGCTATACACATATATAAGAGATATGTCAAGAACACAAGGCTTGGAAATTAAAGGTGCAGGTAACGCAGAAGAACCCAAAGCAAGAGGAGTTGACACACTTAAAAGTGTAGCAGCAAATGTTGCTGTGGCGGCTGGGGGGTTTGCTGCTGGTAGAGCATTTGGTAGACGTATAGCCAAATAATGAATACCTTTATTGCGTACACGCTGGTTGATATTACCAACAGTGGAATTACTAGACCGTTTAATAATATTTTAGCATATAATCAACAACAAAATTTAAACACCTTAATACAGACAATTGGGATTAGGAGTCAGCCATTATCGCCAATAGTTGTAGTTGAATCTACACAAGATCTAGTTAAATATCAGTTCGGAAAGCAGTATAAAGGACTACATACTGTATGGAAAATAAAATTTAGTATAGAACATAGTGACGTTTTTAGTTATAAGGGTAATAGATTACATCATTTATATAATGATTCTGATGGTATTGCTATTATATCTAATTTATCAGAAACAGCAAATATTAATACTGGATGTTTTGAAACTACTGACCAGTATAAAGTTAACCTGTACTTTAAATAATAGTAATATACCACTAAATATAGGTAGGTAAATTAAATTAGGCAACACTTGGCAATACATACTTAGGCTACTATTTGATTAATTATTAATATGACACATATGAATGTGTTGAAAAATAGAAAAATAGTAAAAATACAATGTCCATAGGATTAGTCACCACCGCTTTAGAGCGCACAAATTTAGAAGCACATGTCGATCTGTGTGCTGAGAGGTATCGGGTATTGGAAGAAAAAGTTAATAATATTGATCGACGATTAGACGCCATGGCTGAAAACATGTATGCATTTAGAGACGAAACAAAACAATCTATTGCTGAAATGCGAGAAGAAAATATCAAATCAAATGCGGCGGCAAACAGAATAATAATTACTGCGGCGGCAACCGTAGTAGCTGGTGTATTGAGTACACTAGTTGTACTAGTAATGTCCTAATAATCTTTCCCACATAAATAGTATTATGAATTTAAATGAATTACATAATGACACTGTGATTGAAGCACAACTTGTTTGGGCGAGGAAAGGTAATCAACTTACTCGTAAATACAGATGCACAGTAGGACAACGTGCTGGTAGGCTAGTTTCTAAGCCTGGTCAGTGTAGCGCACCTATTGATATCAAAAAAAGAATGACATT